CATATAGCTACCTGGCCCTCTTCATCATCCCACACAATACGAACTCTACGTGGGTTAACAATAAAGGAGCTACGTGACTGAGCTTGGGCTATGCTTATGTCTATATGTTCCTTGTTCACTCCCCATCTCTGACATTGCTCTATGAGTTCTTCCCCTTTAATTACATAATAGGTATCCATAAGACTAGCCATCAATCAATGATCCTTCATATAAACTCTTTATTACATCTACATTAACATATATATGCATATCTTCTTTATCCCTAGGTATAATCGGACCAGGTACCTCATATCTATAGCCCTGCACATGCTCTATGTGGTACCTAAGCAGTTGAGTGATTGTCCATTTCATTGGCTACCTCCTCATAGAAATGTGTAACCCAGTTGGGCAGTGAATCATGTGCACACATATTCTCTTTATGTACACCAAAGGATTGCAGCCCTCTTATGAATAACTCAATCCTTCCCAGGTTTATCATCACGGTACCAATGTATCTCCTCTATCCCTCGCTACCTTCTTTATCATATCTAAGTCTATATAACAGTGCATTCTCTCTTTGTGTATAACATAGGTATTACTAGCTGGCCTACTATAAATAGGTATCTGTACCCCATTGACAAATGTCTTCATGATAAGCAATGCACTACATACTCCAGGAGGTAATGCAGCGGTCTCTGGAATACCCTCAAAGTCATCATCTACGTCATCCTCAAAGTCTTCTGAATCCCAATCATTATCAAGCAGTATCATTAGTATATCCTGTTCCAGATCCAGGGTGATGGCCATATGTACATACTGAACTCCTCTGCCGCATCATCACAAGAATCCTTCAGCACAACCTTTAAGTAGTTACTCATATCCTCTTTGTGCACATTACGTAGATGACCATTAGGACCAAGTCTTATAGCAACAGCATCAATAATCTTGTGCTCGTTCTTACCAGTTATGAGTATCATTGAGGTGTACCATCAGGCCCCATAAAGATGAACTTCTCTATCATATTTTCCTTGTTTGTGCATGGGAAGTACGAAGTAATTATGTCACTTATGTCCTTAACAGACGGGACAGTGCCATACGAAACCTCCACAACTGTGGAGAAGCTAGCACTGAGGTAGTCATTACCAACGTAGGTCATATTAAAAGCTATCTCCATGTCTATATTATACCATAGATTAGATTAACAATCAAGGGGTTGATGGAGGATCATCCACGAATTGTATCTGCCCTGTGTACATTGGAGTATATGTACCCCTGCTAACATTGTATCTATACATGGAATCCATTGCCTTAACGAATGCAGCATGTGCTTCCCCTGCATCCCTTATGAGCACGTTCTTATAATGCATACCATCCTTGTCTATCTTAAGGATCTCCTCACCACCTATCGTAAACACTACATTATCATGTGGCTGGGGATCCTGATAAACGTAACCAGTGCTAACTGTGCTACGTGCATGCCAAGGTTCATATATAACACGAGTGTCCAGAGCTCCCCAATCAATAGTATCAGCACTATGTATGGTATACGCGTACCGCTGATGAATAGAAGTATCCCCAGTTGTGTCTCCACCTGTCCAGTCCATTTAATCCACCCGCCCTTTCAATAATGCATCCGCGTACTTAAGTATATTCTCTTTATTTACATAGGAGTTAAGTCTCTCAATCTTCCTTCTCAATATTTCCCTTGGATAGAAGTACAGCCTAACACCAAGAGACGTACCTATGTTATCCTCCTGATCTATACTCAGTATTGAGCATGGAATATGCTCTGGTGGTACTGTTATATCAGTAAAAATAAAAGGTGATATATATGGTTGTTCATTGTCTATAAAGGGTAACTCAAAGCTAATGGTAGTTTCTCCTGCTAGTATGCGCTCCATAGTTATTACCTCAACTGCTTAGTGTACTTACTCATATCCTCTTTGTTCACGTACTCATTAAGCCTTATAATCCTATACTTTATATCCTCACCAACAATCTTATTGATGAACACACGCTGCATTGTGTGACCATTCCATATATTGAGAAAGCTACCCTGCTGACCAAGGTAAGTATCATCAGACCCATACCTATAGTCCATCCAGAAGACCTGACCAGTAGTACGATCCATAGGCTGGACAGATACAACATCTTCCAACCAACTATTCCAGAACTCCTGGCTGTATCTTCTGTTAGTATTTGGTCCTAGAGCTTGCGTAAGCATGGATACTCCGACAAAAGCGGCTTCTGTAACTCTCTCAACAGTATACTCTATATAGTTGTTTACTGTACTTATAACGTTAGATACAATGGACATTACTACTTAGCTCTCAGCTGATCAATCTCAGCCTGGGCATAGCCAAGCTCCCTTGACACACGGGACAACTCCTTGAGTGCCAGGTTCAATTGATCCCTTGTACTGATCTCCCTGTCAACTGCCTCGCATACATAGCGATACGCAGGGGTGTAGTACTGGCTATGGAAAGGGATCCTCTGCTGCAGAGCTGACTTCCTGGTGTTGCACTCTGCAGCTGTACTGATAGCAGCCATCTGCATCCTATATAATTCTATGGAGTTAAGGTGCTCGTTGCTCTCAAACTGGTTGTCCATTATTGTTAACCTCCGTTGACCACGACTGGATCATATCAAACACTCTACTTCCTACAGGGAACACATTGGGTTGAATGTACCTAGGATTAAAGAGAGGAATATAATTGTGCATGTGTTCCTTGTCTACACATAAACGCCTACATGAAACCACTATACGGCACATACCCTCATAGGAGATCATGTGATCAGCATTAGTAACTGCACGAGGTACGCATCCAAGTATTGAGCCCATATGTACGTCTGCTATAGTTAATGATCTCACTGGATCTCTCCTGTCCTATACTTACATTGTACTACATATCTCCTTTATATTCTAGTCTTCTGGATAATAGTTCTTGTTACCATGCCTGTGCTCGTCATCCATATCATTAGCTTCTCTCTCAGCTATAGCCTTCTTCTTGCGCAGCTCTGCCTCAATGGAATCAATGGGCCACACCATACACTGCTCCCGCTTGTATGTGTCGGAGAAGATGCACTGCTCATCAGGTAGCATGTTGCAGAACTTAACCTGTAATGTTTCCGGTACGTTATCATAGCTCTTACGCATTACATCCACAGCTTCCTCTGGGCTTGATGCCTTGATAGCCCCAACCATAATGTCATTCATGTCACAGTCCATACCAGTGATCCACCAAGGACCATGGTACTCAAACTCCTTCTTGCTACAAGGAGAGATCCAGCTTAGGAAGTACGTGTGCTTAGGTAGTTCCTTCTTAGTCCTCTTCTTAACTCTACTAGCCATTAAACCTTACCCTCCCTAGCGAACCGTTCTAGTATGATCCATGCCTTTGCACTGATCATTGCACTGCTATCCTTAAGTAGATCTGAAACCTCTGCTCGAGTTGCTACATAAGTAGTTATGTCCTCTGAGTCCTGTAGGTCAGGTTCTCCTACACCACCACGTGCCTCACAGTATACAATGGCTATAGCTTCATCTGTAAGGCCAGCTGAGTTATACACAAAAGGACTTACACGATTTATACCGAAGAGTGAAAACCCTGTCTCTTCCTTGATCTCCCTGTATGCTGCGTCCTCAACGCTCTCCCCATCATCTATGAGCCCTGCAGGGAACCCCCACTCGTAGCCGCCAAGAGGTGCCCTGTACTCCCTAGTGATAATAATGTTGTCACCTATGGTAGCCACAATCATTACAGCGTTGACACCAGTACGCCTTGTGACGAACTGCCAATGCTTTGTGTTACCCTTGATCTCATATGTCCTATCAATGAAGGACAGGTGGTTGGTACCAGCTAGGAGCTCATCACCGTCCCCTAGCTTTATTGGATTACGTCTCATGTGTAACTCCTTTAAAATGGAGGGAGTGGCGAGACTTGAACTCGCAACCCCATGATCAGTGGTGCTCTATCCATTGAGCTACCTGCCCATAAATGCGCTGGCATCTATTATCAACCACTCACTCGCTCAGCTGTGGGCCTCATAGCTAGCGGCTGTTTATTACTGCGTGGTCTGAACACCACACCCCTACGGATCAGCGCATGTATAACTGTTAAGGAACCTGAATCATTGCTGTAGTGTTGTTTCCTAGAACCGTGGTAGGCATTGCACCATTCCATCTCTCAATCCAACGCAGCTGAAGAACCTGTGGGCTCTGAGCCAGGGCCTGGGCAGTAAGACGGATAGCCTCAGCCTTACCCTTGGCTTCAGCAATGGCCTGATCAGCTTCAAACCTAACCTGCGCTAGCTTGTTCTCTGCTGCTAGAGCATTCTGCTCTGCTGTAACCTTGGCCTCAACGGCAGCATTGAAGCTGGGAGAGAAGTCGAAGTTAACAATGTTAAGCTCGTCCACTACAATACCCATGGGGGCAAGCTTCTCACGCAGTAGAACCTTGATAGCCTCGCGCACCTCTTCACGCTTGGTAACCAGTTCCTCTGCTGTATAACGTGCTGTCACTGACTTCACTGATTCCTGCAGGGCAGGGTCAATCATACGATCCTTGAAGTCAACACCGAACTGCTGGTAGATAGTTGCCACTGCCTCAGGCTTAATGTTAAAGTTAAGAGCCACAACACTATGCACTATCTGAAGATCCTTGGATGCTGCAGAGGCTTCAGTCTGCTTCTTCTGAACACGAACGTCAGCAATGATAACTTCCTGCACGAACGGGATCTTAATGTATAGACCTTCACCCTTTACGTCTGAGGACACTGCACCGAACGTAGTAGTAACACCACGCTCACCAGCCCCTACAATACCGAACGTACCACTGATAGCACATAGAACTAGAACAACCAACACACCACCTACAACAACCTTCCAATTAACAAAGTCCATTGCCTCTCCTTTTATTACCCTCTTGCGGGGTGATATCATTTTGCTACCTTCTTAGTCACAACATGAGTACACTCAATGTTACTTGGATCACTGCTCATATCATATAGCTGTGCATAAAGAGATGGTGTAAGCCCTGACTGCCTTCTTCCAGAAGCCAGCTCTCTCCTTCTGATATCAGCTACACGTTCCTTGTATGATGGGTGGTGGTGAATTTGATTAAGATTTTTCTCAATTCTCACCACCCTACTTAAGAAGTCCAAGTGCTCACAGTTAACACCATTCTTTTTAAGCTCTTCTCTCTTCTGACGATACTTGTTAACACTATACTTATCAATGATCTTCTGCAGGCTATCAGTCTTCTTAACCAAGCCAACCTTAGTGCCAACACTGATCAACCCAAGCACAGCCTTGTTGATTAGATCAGTACGCTCCTCACCAGATAGAGTAGCGATGTGCTTATCATATGCCCAGTAACCTAGCAGCCCAGCGACGGGCGTTCCAAAACCGTAGACAAAGAACTTGATTACAAAACTCTCAAAGTCCATGTGAATTCTCCTCTAGCTCTTGTTAATATTGTACTACTAGCTGGAAGAGATTTAAAGCTAGAATCTATTATTAGGTGAGGTACCGAACAGGAACAACTCTCGGTACAATGGGTTGGTCGAGGAGGGATCTACACTTACTGTTACTGGTGCATTCTCTGTAGGCTGATCATCTGAGTTTAACTCTTGGAGCACCAATGTGGTGGGTACGTTTACATCAATGGCATCTACTCTGTACTCGGAACCTACCTTGCGATCAACTACAATGTCCCCTGGCTTAAGGTAGACACCGTTGTACATGTGGGTAGCAGGGTCATACTTGATAGCGTTGGAGTCCATGGACTCCTTCAAGTACTTGAGGATGAGAAGCTCTTTAGACATTGCCAGTCTCTGATGCTGTGTTGGCTACCTCTGTCTGATAGCTGGCTAGGAATGTATCGAGCTCTGTAAGTGAATCACGTAGTCCTTGGATGTGCTCGAAGGACTTCTCAAGTGACTTGCTATCTGACTTGCTTAGCTGTGACAAGGTGTGTGCTAGTACTGTCATGCTCTTCAGTACTTCTGATGCCCTTGAGCCAACCTCTGGCAGCTTATGCAGGGCAAAGTTATCTGCCTTCACTGGCTGGTTGAGTGCGTCTACCTCATCTGACCCAAAGGTAACCTGTGTGTGACCATCGCCTGTCGGAGTTGTTACTCTGTCCTTGGGACCAGTGAAGTCAACCACATCTTCTCGTAGCATCTTGAGCAACTGAATAGTAGCTTGCATGTAGTATCCTCTTACTCGTTATGTGATAATGTATAAGTAAAAGGTTGCCTATTTAAACCACCATTCTTTATCCTGGTAGCTCTGTCCTATACTCTTATCAGCGTGGCACTTAATGTGACATGTGCACTCTGTAAGCTTAACCATCTCTAGCTGCTTGACCACCTGCTTATCCCTGTCAAACATATAGAATCCCCTGCCCTCTACCACGTCAACGAAGTTATCCTCTATGTCCTTGCGACCTATAACCACAGTCTGTCCAGGACATATGGATAGGATGAGCTCCTTAATTACATCACTCATCTAGATCTAACTCCTTGAATCCAATACAGGTCTTAGCGTCAACCTCAGCAGCTTGTACCTCGAACTCACGGAACATACCTTCACGTGGGTTATCAGTCCAGTATGATACCTGATAGGTGATAACGTTGTTGCGTCCTATAGTTACTCCCACAACAAAGCCAGTGAGCTCAGGGCATAGGACAAAGCTAACCTGTGTTCCGATTGGATAGATCTCTAAGGTTTCCATTTAGTTCTCCTATCTATATTGTACTACTGGCGAGCACAAACTTCTACTCTGGATTTGTAGCACCAGGAACAGGGACATTAGTTGGCTTCTGTACACTGACATCAACTGCTCCAGGTACTGGCTTGTTCCCTGCCTTCTTATCGTTAAGGGCCCGCTGTGCACGTTCAAACTGATCCTTGGTTACTGTGGTGGGTACTGGCATACCCTGCTCCATCTCACCCATTGGATCCTTAAAGATAACCCCATCAGCAGTGGTCTCGTAAGGCACGTTACGCTCTAGCATATCCATGGTTTCATCAAGGCTTGCCTCACTGGTTGGATAGGAAGCATTGCTCTTGCTACCTTCCCCGCCAACGAAGTTACCGTGCTGGTCATAGCCACCAGCAGCTGGGTCATCCGCAGATGTATAGTGTGTGGTCACTGCTTCCTTGACTGACTTAAGTAGCCCACGAATGTCCTTGATCATTGTCCTCACCTCTGTACTTGTTATGATGTAAATGTATAAGTAAAAAGGGAGATGCCTTGATGGGCACCTCCCCTGTGTACTCAGTGTTGTTACGGACGGATGATGCGGCTCTGCTGCTTCTCATGTGCATCCTGTACTGCGCTCATGTGTAGGTCAAGCACAACCCAGTTAAGCATGCCAGCAATGTCCACAGGTGATAGATTGAACTCGCTCATGTACTTATTGATAGTGGTAATGATCTCTACATATGCTTCCTTCTTAGCCATGTTGTACTGAACGAAACGATCAACAGCTGGCTTCTCACTTGCAGCAGCTTCCTCCATGGGTGTTGGCTGTGTATCTCCACCGATTACTTTGCTCTCATCTTCTGACATAACTATCTCCTGTCCGTATTGTTAGTGACTCTAACGGTCACTTCTGTTTAGATAATCACGCTCAGTGTTAACATGGGTCTTGCCATCACCCTCTACAATGACGGTCTGCTCACCACGGATCACTGCTTGCCAGTCAATACTAAGTGCTTGATGCGGTGTGTTAAGCGGAGCCTCAGTGATTGTGGACGCTGGGTTGTCACCGACTATCTGATACTGTGACTGATAATCCCAACCATAATGATTACCATTGTTCTCGGTGTTACCATTAGCTTGCTCAGGTAGGCTAATACCAATTGCGTCCTCTACACGACCACGTACTTCCTGCTCAACCCTGTCACGTACCTCTCGACCAATAGCCCTGCCCATGTCACGCAGGACACCTTTGGTGTAGGTGGTGTCAGTCTTTGTAAGCTTGTGCATCTCATCAGCAAAGGTGGGTGTGTACAGAAGGAATACTGATAACGCTGCAACGATAAGACGAGTCTTCATGTCCGTCTCCTTTCCTCTATGATTATATTATACTACAGTTGTTTATAAATGTCAAGCTGAATTACTAACTAGGCTCCCATACCAGCTGGTGTTACTGCTGCTGACCCTGGACTGTTAGCTCCAACCATACCGCCTGTTGGAGTCTCTGCCCCCACTGAAGGAGGATTACCTGGAGGTGACTGAGTGCCACCCTCTGGCCTCTGGGTCTGCTGCTGAGCTTGTGGGTTAGCCTGAACGAACTGCTGGATGGCTTCGCCAATCTCTGTCAAGGTCTTCACTGCCTGTTCACGAACCGGACCTTCTTTATATGTGGTGCACACTGTAAGCAGCTCTGTGATGTCACGTTTAATGTTGTTAAAGAACTCAAGGGGAACCCGATCCTTCTCAAGCATCTCTACCAGGTTCTTCATGTTAAACCGTGTTCCCATGCTTCAACTCCTGAAAATTTTTTAGGTGCTCTTATTCCGTCACTGTGATACTAAACAGGATTTTGTATCACGTATTTAAAAGACTTATGACTTCAGTTTTCTAAATCTAAATTGTCTGTTTCCGTCACTGTGATATCTAAATTTAATAGGTACTAGCCTTAGATGTCACGCAGTAGTGTATAAGAAAATAGTTACTAAGCTACTTTAACTTTACACACCCATGCAGCCTGGAGGAATGGATCAGCAAGCAGTGGTCGTAGTAGGTATCTCCGGCTACATTCCTCTATATGATTCTCTGTAATCTCGCAGCAAGGCCACACCTTACCACGCATCTCCTTATTAAAGAATGTCATATCAGGTGCATAGTCATGAGCCATAATAATATCCCCAACCTTAAGGAATTGGGAGAAGTGATTGAACTCACCAATCTTGTTACCATTGTCGCATAGTAGAACTGTGATGCCATCCTGCCTGATCATATCAGAGATCTCTTTTAGTGTATCACTTGCAAAGATATCCTTGAACCGCATATCAACACCGAGCTTATCCAGTACTGACTTGTCAAACAATGAGTTAGCAATGTCGTAGGAGATTACAGAGCAACCTGCTGTTAGGCTGTATAAACCAAGGAATGTAGTGAGCCCACCATTGAGAGCACCTAGCTCAATGACACGAGCTGGCTTCACAGTCTTGAAGAGCATATCAAAAGCCTCAAGAGCATACTCGTTCTGTGACATTGGGTACCCAAGGAAGTCAAGCCTACCTGAATTACCAACAACACTATGCTTCATACGTGAACTCCTTTAGCTCAAACACTGGTTTAAACGTGGCATTAGTTGTGAATGACTTTGCATTACTGTGTATACCATTGATACCTATATGGTTACTACGTGAGTGACCAGGAACAACATTGAACATATTGTTCCTCTCAATGATCCTTCGTATGTTCCAGTCCCAACCACCTGGAGTTCCTGTAGCCTTACCACTTGAGTAATCAAAGTCCCATGTGTTACGCAGATACGTATTCCATCTGTCCTTCCATGTCATCCATACCCAGCAGGTTAGCAATCCTAATTTTCTAAATGCATATGGGTTATCCTCTTGCACCGTTTCATTCCTACCACTGACAACCATCACATCCTTCTGATCCTTGAACAACTTATCAGCTGCAGTGAACATATCAATGATATCATTAGATACAATGAAGTCTTCCTCTGCCAGTACTACACTATCTGAATGTTCAAACCCACGCTCCAAAGCATTCCAGCTGTTCTTTGCACAACCAATGACTCCCTCATTAACATTGATTGTTACATCACCCACTGAAGAGTTATGACAGAACGAATCAAGGACAGCAATCATCTCCTTGAGCTTGTCAGTCTTCTCTATATTGAATATCATCTTTACCTTATCAAGATTGTTAACTGCTGCCCAGGAATTCATAGTCTCAACAAAGTAATCAACTCTGTTGAATGCAGTGAATGTTATGCAAAGCATGTGGCTCTGTACCCCTCCATGATTACCTCTAGTATGTTCTCATCCTTTGTAGCCATGAACAGACCACGATCTGTTCTCTCGTTGTCCCGCTGTTCACAATCATGTACCCAGTAATAACTTGGGTCATTAACTATAACGTTGTACAACCATGCTGGTCCTTCGCAACCACCGAGCTTTAGGTTAACCGAGTTGGTGTCATGAGCTACCAATAGCCTAGGTAGTTCTGGCTTAGCTATGATAGCTTTCCACTCCTCCTGGGTTGGAGCAAGGCGATGGTCGCTGTCCAGGAACACAACATCAAAGGGTGGGTTGATACGTATGGCATCAGCACCCTTACCATGGAAGATCTCATGCCCACCAATAACCTTTATTGCCTGTGGCTGAAAGTTAATGTCAGCGAACATAGCTCTAAGGATATGCCCCTTGTTGGCTGCATCAACGAACACAGAGCTCGACACACCCTTCCACGAGCCAGACTCCAATGATGATAGCCATGGCCCACCAACAGGGTTGCTCAACACGTAGTGCATCCACTCTAAATGCCTCGTGTCAATTGACATACCAATGTCGAAGTCTGTCACACCTAGCTCAGCAAAGTTAATGTTACTCATTGTGCACGTTCAGTCTGCTCAGTGCCGCAACCCTTAAGTCCTTGTCCACTGAAGTAAGGTGTGCAAGGAAGTCACCCTCAGCCCATGGATCCAAAGCCAATGGTTGAACAAAAGCTGGCACAGCATTTAGGATACGACGATTTAGAATATTAATATAGTACCTTGTGTGTGGCACAGTCTTGAGCACTTCCCTTACTGCACCTTGATCCTGCTCATAGACTGCACGTGAGTACTTAAGCAAAGAGCTAGCAAGGTCCAGCAGTTCATTACCTCTAGTGGTATTCATCCACACAAAGTTACCCATAGAGAAGTTACTGTAGGGCTGGTCAATAGGATGGTTACCCCAGTCAGTAGATGCATACAAGCATTTCTGACCGTCAATGTTATGCAGGGTCTTAATCAGAGTCATGATGTCAATGAACTGATTAGTTATAACTGCATCAGCATCAAGCCATAGTACAGCATCATACCCTTGCTGAAACAGTTCCTTGATTAAACGTAGCTTCTGCCAAGATGGCAGACCAAACTCTTCTGGGTAGTCAACGTTACACTTAAATGATAGCCCGTACTTCTCAGCGTACCATTCTTTACCCTGCTTGGTACGTGCACCCATCCATGCAAAGTCTTCCCTGTAACCTGTAAGCAATACGGTATTCATGTAATCTCCTAGTTAAATGTGTAGCGGCCTGAGATACCATCAAAGATGCAGTTGGGACACTTGATATACGATTCCTGCGCAAAGGGAAGCCCTAGGCCGATGCGAACTGACATAGGCATACTTTGGTTACCAATGAAATATCGTGCGTCCTTGAGCCTCTGAGCTAGCACCAATGCGTTCTCACAGGGGTAATAGGGGATGTCAATCTCAAAGGTCTTACTGAACACCTCGTGCTCAAACGGTGTGCCTACGAACTCTGCCTTGTCCCTACACATACCAGCAAGGGTTACCCACATGATATAGGCTGTGTGATATCTAAGACTTCTGTTAACAACTATCTCTCTGACAGGAGCTCTACCACTATCAGGAACCTCAATCCAAGGTATAATCTCTTTATCAGATAGATCTAGATTGAAGTACTTAAGATGGGACTGAGCTAGGTTCTCTTGATTATCTGCCCTAAGCCTTGTTCTAAAGCCATTTAGATTTACATTGATCTTCTGTGATACATACTTCTCTACGCCATGTATGTAAGGCTGAGCTTCAATCAGCGGCTTAAGGAAGTTATAACAAGTGTCATTGAACTTAAGGTGCCACCCAGATCCAAGCTGCCGGTTAACAAACGGATCGTTTCCACCCCCGCTAGTATCCAGATACAGTACTCCACCACCCATTGCGCGTATCGTTGGAAGCGCATATACAATGTCCCCCATGTCTCCTGAATGTAAAAAGGTCTTCACTTTTTGTGCTCCTTCTTAATCTGCAACATATTCTTGGATCTGGTCTTTAGCCAATGCTTGGACACTTTATCACCACACTGAAGGCACACTATGAACTTCTCTTCATTTAGTTTCTGGTGGAATGTTGTACGCTGTACTGCTACTTCTACACTACCCCTGTCAGGGTTTTCTATTAGTTTACCACAGTCATCACAGAACGTAGCTTGCATACCATCTCCTCTGTCCTCTTACATTATACTACTAGGAGATTACTTTTTTAAGGTGGTGTACACAAGAACAGCTGCAGTGTAAGCTGACTTAGCCTTTACTCTATCCTCATCTGTTAGATCTGGTGACTTAACTATCTTGGGATCAGACAGTGATCCAACAAGCATGATAGCCCTGTAGAGCTTATTCATTGCCATGTCATCTTTACTTAAGTCAATGACATCCTTGAACTCAGACAGGTCAATGGCACTAAAGTTATTCTTAAGCAGGAATATCTCACCGCTTCCCAGTGGTGTACTGGTGCTTGTCTTGGTGTTAACCAGTGCTGACTTGCCATTAGGTTGTATCCTATCTAGAAGTTCCACACCAAAGTCTATCTGTTCCTGAAGCAGTACTAGCTTATCCTCTGGTGTGACATCAGCTTCAATAGGTTCTTTGTCGGCTTCAGCTGGCTCCTCAACTGGAGCACTAGGTTCTTCAACGTCTACCTCGGACTCTGGCTCAGCTTCCTCGCCATCCTCATCAGGTACGTTGACATCTTCCTCACCCTGGTCTTCAGCTGCAGCCTCAAGTAGATCATTGATGGTGTACTTAGTACCAGATGCTGTGTTGATAATGTACACAGCTGTCTCCACATCCTCAAAGGTTTCAATGCTATTCATAACTTCTCTGAGCACTGACTCCTCATTACCTTCAATGTCTTCTTCCTTCTCACCAGTAAAGGCGGCAAGGAATGCCCTAAGCTTTGACTCAGAGATGCCTGACTCAAGATAGTTAAGCAGAGCTTCCTTCTGCATGTTAAGGGTATGCACGTCACCCTTGGCAGTAGGCTTCTCTACAGGCTTCTCATATGAACTTGTGTCCTCTGGGGGTGCGACAGGTTCCTCAGCTGGTGCTTCATCTGGTACATCCTCAGCAGGCTTGTCAGCAGTTGTCTCGGTAATACCAACCAGTCTCCTGGTTATGGGTAGGGTATTGAATCCAGCTTTAGATAATGAACCAGATAGAGCCAGCGTACTATCAATGAGATCATCAAAGAGTGGCTCTTCAATACCCTCTGAACGAATGGTGGCTAGTATTGATTCCACAATGCTGGCCAGTTTATCAATGCCAGTCTTAACTCCCTTTACGTACTCAGCTTCCACAGTCTTATTGTGCTCATCATCCTCTGCGTCTACATCGTCAGCCCAGTCTTCGTTACCGATCCAATCAAAGATACTGCCAACAACATTAGTCAATGCTTCGAAGTCATCTTCAATGTCGGGTATTGATTCCTCAGGGATCTTATCTAATATCTTGGTAGACGCAGCTTGAGCTGAGGACAGAAGATCCTCAGCAGATTTCTCAAGGGAATCCTGCGCAGCTTTCACTTCTTTATTATTAGTATCTGGGAACTCTATTGCTAACTCCAAAGGCCGCATCTATCTACCTAACCTTTAGCAGTTGGTGTGCTGTTAGCTGGACCCTGCTGTTTAATAAACTTCTTGGATACTCTGTTGAGCTCAATCATCTTGCTGTTGATGAAGCTCTTGTCCTCATCAGCAGCATTCTTTTGAATGGCATCAGCCAGTCTTAGGATGAAGTCCACAGCGTTATCATCGCCGTTCTCAAGCTTCTGGATGTAGCCGAACATCTCTTTGTTTAACTCATCTATTCTTTCGTTGTCAGAGTACTTCCTGGCTATACTAATGCACAGCTCCTTAGCTGCCTTGAGTGCACCCTTTAGCCTGTCAGTAGCCACTGGCTCATCTACGCTCTTGACATCCTTGTTGCTTACTGGTTCCTGGCCAAGAGCTGTTAGACTTGCCTGGATGTCTGCCAGTGCTGACTTGAGAACGCCTGAAAACTCTGGCTTGGATGACATCAAGGCTGCTACATTCTCAGGTAGGGTAACCTTAGAGAACGTGGTGTACAACTCATTGAGCTTGGTTAGGGCTTCAGCATCCGTAGCGGCTGACTTGATAGCTGTGTTAGTATCAAGCAGTGCGGAGTCCAGCTGTGCTACCATGGTATCAATGGCATTGATAAGCTCAGGGTCTTCAACCCCGTCCTTCAATGATTCATAGGACACAACAATGTTACGCAGCTTGCCAAGGACTTCAGCAAACCGCTGTCTCTTATAGTCAGCTTCCATCAGCACTGCATCATTGATACTCTCAAGCACAGAGATAACATCCATGATACCTGGGCATGACAACTTGGAAACCCTGTCCCGTGCATCTGATGCGCACTCTAGAATTGCACGGATACCCTCTGAGCGAATTGACTCAGAGGCGTACCCACAAAGAAGCACACCTTCTACGTGCCCACTGATCTTGTCAGCATCAGCACGTAGAAGTTCTTTGGTACCTGAATCCTCAAGTGCATCACAAGCTACCTTGAAGTCCTGCACTAAGCTTTGCATAGCACTGTGTCCCATTTGTACACCTATCTACCGACGTGTATTGTACTGTAGTGCACGGAAGATAACTGACTCATTACAAACCTGGCAGCTCTCTTCCTTCTTTGGCTCATCCTTAGCTGGCTCTTCCACTTCTAGTTCATCAGTGTCTGCATCAGCAACGTCAGTGTCAACATCCTCTTCATTGTCTGACTCTGCATCTGCAGTGGCTTCCTCTGCGTCACTGATCAGTGCATCAAGATCTTCAGCAAGACCATCACGCTTCTCTTTCATCTTGGCAATGTCAGCTGCATCTGCACCAGCTGCCTCTGCCTCAGAGATCTTGGTGTCAACTTCGGCAAGCTTGTCGGCTGCTGAGCCAGCTTCATCCCAAGCATCCTCACCAATGTCCATGCTGTCAAACTCATCTGATGGTGCGCTCTCTGGAACTGCAGGCACATCCATAGCCAAGCTTGACTCTACCTCACCTGCTGGAGAATCCATACTCTGTGAACCGCCAATGCCGCTGAACTCTTCTGTTGCTTTCTTCATCTTGCTCTCTCCTCGTAATGTCGCCTGTGATCTGCTTGGTCCGAACATAGCAGATAAGTGCCCAGCCTGAACTGGGTTACCTTGTGCATCTGTGGTTAGTACGTTGCCTTTGTTGTCAACTTCTTTGCCCTTTACATCACCAACATAACTGAATGGTTCCTCTGTATCATCACCAGTCTTCTTGTAGTTTACGTTGGTCTGCCACAAGAAGCTGTTAACTACACGACCTAGATCCTTCAGGCTCTTCTCAAGCAACCCTCTCGAGGTAAGGTCAAAGCTAGGTAGCTTACTAACATCTATAATAAACTCCTTCTTTAGTTCCTCTGTAAGAGTGGGGGTTGTGCCTGACGGTACTTCCTCAGTTGCTCCCCAATTGTACGCAAGAAGTTCATCGGCCTCAACACCACTTGACAATGCACTCTTTAGATACTCATAGTCAAAGGTCTTCTCGGTCTCTACCTGCTTGTCTGATACCATCTTGTTAATGTTTTCTACTTCCTTGTAGAGTACTTCAAATGATCTTAACAGGCGATTGGTTACACGGTACAGTCTCTCGTAGGTTGAAGAGGATAGCTCAAGGAAGAACTTGATTGCGTTGTCCATCTTCTTTGGGCCAGTCAAGCCAGCGAGCTGCTGGTTGAGTAGATCAAGCAGACGGGCTTCTTCCTTGGAAGTAGCAACCCTGGCCTTCTTACCTACACGTTTTAGATAATCACTAATCACTGCATCAATCTGTTCCGCAGCCTGTACAACTGTCTGAGTCTGTAGCTCACCAGTTTCCTTCTTACCATCAGTTGTGAACTGGAAGTTCTTCAATGAGCTTCTGAAATCTCTATATGGCTGACCATACTCAAGAAGGTTAACTGTGCCCTCTGGTGTGTCAAAGACAAAGAAATCTTTCTTCATAGACTTGCCAAGCACAGGGAAGATATCGCTGATGTACACGTCACCTGCAGGTGTTTCAGATACACCTAGGTATTTTGTTCCTGTGCCTGCTGCTGTCTTAAATGCATCCTTGAAAGCATCATTGATATCAGCACCCTTTGATGATTCCTTCTCAGCTGCAAGTGTTGCATTGGCTACACGCTCGTAGTCAAGGGTGCTCTCGAACCTTCTGTATGCATCACGGATCTCATTGGCATCCTGTACGAACTGATCCTTAGCTGTGCGTAGGTTGTTAAGAGCAGTGTTAAAGTCTGCGCCCATGTCTAGCACATCATCAGCTACATCCTTCTTTACTTTGGCACGGGCTTCAGCAAAGATGCTGACACTCTCGTACTTAAGTGGCTTGCCCTGCATGTACGCTTCCATACAGGTGAACCATGTGTACACTGCGCTGATGCTATATGTGGCATCATGCACACCAACAACAGTGTTGTTATCAGTCAGATATACAACTGACCAAGCTCCAGGCTTACGGATGAAGCGCAGCTTAGTAACAAGGACATCAGCTGCTTTGCCCTTGATCCTCAGGCTGTCAACGATCATCTTCCTTGCCTGTGCAGCATCTGAAGAACCAGACTTGGATGACTGCACTGCACTGGCAATGTTACGCTGAGCCAAGCTTACACTGAATGGTGTATAGTCGGAGTACTTGCGTACAATATCATTGTAGTACCCAACTAGATACAAAGACATATTGCGTAGAATAACATTATGGGTCTCAACAGGAACTGCATCTCTAACCTGCTTACCCTCTTTCTGCACGAACTCTTTCATCACATTTGCTTTGGCTGGGTTCTTGGTATCTGGAACCTTGTCACCAATGCTGAACTCAATACTGAGGATCTTACCAGAGTTCTTTGAGATGACTGCATTGCTGAAGTCAGTGGCAATCTTCTTGCCGATTGACGAGACAAAGTGTTTAGCTACGCCCTTCTTGGTGGCTAGTAGTTCTTCGCTCTCACCAAAGGATTCATTGGGAATCTCAAATGCTTTCTGTGCATTCTTGTCACCCTCAACAAATGCCTTGGTGGCAACCTGCATATCACTCAAGCACAAGCTCTGGTCATAGTTAAGGAAGCTTGAAGCCACAGACTTATCCTTGAAGAAGTCAAATACTTCCTTTGGTGATGCTGTGTTCTTACGCTTCTGGTACTCATCTTCCTTCTCGCCAGCCTGCTTTGGAACTGACAACTCAAGGTTCTTACCATCAGCTGACCAGCGAATAGGAAAGGTTCCAGGGGCAGCAACAGCCATACGCATGGAGATCTGTCTGACAATCTCAAACACTTTCATGCTTGACTCTAACAAAGCATTGTTGGCTGCAGCAAGCTTCCGGATAGAAACCTTTAGTGCGGCTATGAACTTCTGATCAACTTCTTTATGGCTAATGATAATATCTTTGTATGTATGTAACAGGTCTACCTGTTCTTTAACCACACCACGATTGGTGGTCTGCTCAGTGTTAGCCTGCTCGTAAGCATCCCACAGCTTCTGTGCGTCCATTCCCTCGTAGGTATCAAACAGCTTATCGCCAGCTCGTGAGCTGACAGCATCATCCTTTGAGTACTTGTACACAAAGTGGAGGGTTGTTACTGGACTCTGGCGACCAACCTTCTTACTATATGATCTCCAGTTAAGAGTATAGAAGTCACCACTTGATGCAGAGATCTTCTGTGCCCCAGTCTTGTCAGCATTGGGATCAAGGTTCTCACCTGTCTCAATAGCTGCCTGCTGAGCAACATAAAGATCCTCAAGGGTTCTGGTGTCATCAATCTGCTTCTGTGATGTACCTTTCTCCTTGACCTTTGTCTTGGCTGCTTTCTTATCTTCCTTACCCTTCTTATAGATATCAATGTATTTGTAGTAGTCGTTGTTCTTTGTATCAATAGCATCAAGCAAACGCTTGGTGAAGTACTCGTTGCGCTCAATATCATTTAGATATACATTAGCTGTTGTAATACTGGACTCTGATGGTTCAGGTCTTAGTGCACCAAAGTCCTGACCATACCGTGATTTCAGAATTGACTTGAAAGCATTGAGCTTACCTGCAACTGTCTTGCCCTCTCCAACCCTCTCAATGCCGATCTCATCACGAATATAATCAAGCAGTGCTTCCCTGCCCTTCAACGCAATCTTATCAGCTACTGATGCATTGCCAACAATGCCAGCCAGCTCAGCTAGCTGGTTGTCGTCACTGATCAAACTGGCTGCATCTCTTACCTGCTTCTTAAGTATGGCCAGCTTCTTAACCAGGTCAGGGATCTCCTGGGCTTTGGCTGTTGAGATATTAATGAAGTCAAAGTACTCCTTTGGAACCCCAGCTTCAACAAGGGCATTGGATACTTCGCTGTAGGACTGATCATCAATGACTGAAGCTGCAATGTCTGCTGTTAGCTTGTTCTTGTCTTTGCCATAGCGAGCAACACGGTCTGCACCTAGGATCTTATCACTTACTTTGGCTAGGGCACTTGAGTCTAAATCCTTTAGTAGATTGGAGATGACAGACTTCTTGTACTCAAAAAGTCCAGGAGCTGCCTCAAGCGCAATTGTAGTATCTTTTGTTTCAGACATTTAAGTACCTCTTAGTATACTTACTTACAGAAGTATATAACTAAACCGTCTTTAGACCTAGATCACTTGGAACAGTTACCATGACCCCACCGATGTTAACTGGGATACCTTGATCCTCACCACAGCTCTCATCATCAACCACATCTACAGCAGCTGGCATAGCATCCATTCCCATAGCCTGAGCCATCTGCAGCATGGCTGGATCCTTGATTGATGCTGTGCTGTTGGATACATTGACAACAATGATGATAGGCTGCACACCATCTGCACCACCCATCATTGCCATATCCTGATCCATTATATCCTGAGGGAACTGCTGCTGACCATGCCCCAGAAGACTCTGGAGCTGGTCAATGGGAACTACTTGAACCTGTGGCTGAGCCATATATACTACTGACCCTTCTTGATACGGGAGATAATGTCATCAAGGTTATCTTCATCAGGGGTATGAATGGCTTCATCCTGGGTTACATCGTTGTTGTTACCCAGCTCATCAAGCTCTTCCTTCTCGTCTTCAGTACCCTCTTCTTCAGCGTCCTTCTCTGCAGCCCTAACTTCCTTGTTAAGATCGGTTTCGAGATCCTCAATGATAGGAGGTAGGTCGCTAACATCAATTGCCTTAATGCGAGCAAGGATCTCCTCAATGATATCCTCGCCTTCCTTCTCTGACTCCTGCATGATCTGGCGCATCTCTTCAGCCTTCGAGCGCAGGTTAACTGCGAGCTCATCAGCCTTCTCTTCGATAAGATCTAGGATTTCTTCCCATCTTTCTTCAAGGACTTTCTTTTTGTCCGAAGCTTCATCAGGTTCAGAATCTCCATGGCGGTCATCTTTATCTTCGTCATCAGCGTCTTCTGAGTCTTCTTTGGTTTCTTTGTTGAAATCTTCTGAGTCACTACCTTCTTTTTCTTTGTCATCATTATCATCCTTATCTTCAAACATAGCAGTATAAAACTCGTCATCGAGTTCCTCTTCAAAGTTCTCCACAGTTGATACCTTGATACCGTCTGGCATACCCTTGATGGTATCTGGTGGAATATTTACTAGTGACGTAGCATAGCCATCGCACCCGTCAACGGAGCACTTGTCAATGCGTTCATCATCTTCCTTGAAAGCTAGGAGCACACTGTTGCTGATGCCTGAGATTAGACGACAGGTATTACAGATAGGGGCATAGATAGTCCCGTCACTGTTCTTGATAACCTTGGCATCAACGAACTCTAAACCCTTGAATTCAATAGACATTGTGTTCCTCCACTACTTTTTCTTTTTGGTTTTCTTAGCAGCCTTAGTGGGCTGTGCTTCAGTCTCTTCTAGTTTATTAATAACTTCTTCAGCTGTCTCATTTGTGAAGGACATAATCTTTGATCCGTCACGGAATATATCACAGACACCAAGAAGGTACTGGATGTTACCTACATAGGTTGTAGTCATCTGACAGTTTGGCTGAAGCACAATGCTGCTGACTCCTGTGTTAACTGCTACTGCCTCGTCACTCTTATTGTGTACTTGGTACATTAGTTTAATCCTACCTAATAGAAGGCATTGGAATGGCCTTAGCCAACTGCTGCTCCAAGCGTTCCTTACTTGCTAGACCTTCTTGCTTAATGCTTGCACCCTGTACATCAAGACCTACCGCTGTTGCCTTGGATAGTATTTCGCCCTGCCTCAACTGGAACAAAGCTAGTGAGTACTCTTTGATCCAACGGAATGCAAACCTATCCTGCAAACGATAATTAGGTGAGAATGGATGAGCAGGGATCTCTCTCTTGTATGTAACAAACAATGACACTGCGCCATAAGGCATCTGGTTTACTGTTAGTCTGCCAATCTCCTGGAAGAATCTCCAGTCAAACCTGAGCCCAAAGTACTGACGATACTGGGCCAGAAACTGTCTTGTAAGGATTAGCTGCTGCATATCACGGTACTGACCGCCACCACCAGTCAGCATCTTATCTGTCCAGTTTAAAAGAATAAGGTCAGTGATACTGTCAACGCTGCCAACTTCACTGACCATGTTAGGTACACGAGGAATAACATCTACAACTGAGATAGCATTAAGATCTGTCATATCAATAACAGCAGATCTGTTCTGCCCTATTGTTGGGCTGATCTCATCACAGCGTGTCTCGCCACACTCACAGTTAAAATAATCTAAAGCATGGGCTACACAACTCTCTGGTGTCCCAGGTTCAATTGTAGGAATCGGTTGAAAGTAATTATCTAAATAGTCTACTATATAGCTTAGTAGCATGAGGGCTCCTACCTATGAAAAAAGGAGCTGAGCTTTTACGCCCAGCTCCTTTATTTGAATCAAGTTACTTACTAACTACTACACCCACCGGATGCTGCTCTTCACGAAGAAGCCGTCGTTCAGCATTGTCTGGGCATTCTTTGTGATCACGCCACGTTCATATTCCATGTTCCCTACTGGATATGGATCAGTGACCATGATTGGAATGAATGGAAGCCATGCATAACCGGCTTCGATCCAGCTGTTACCCTTTGCGCCCATGACATACTCATTGTCACCATACGCTAGGTTACGGTAGATGTCCCAACGATCCATCAACCGACCAACCTTGTGTGGACCTGTAGGTGGCTGCATGCCGTTGTTCTCAACCTTGAACATTGTGTTAGGCATTGACATGATCAGGTTGCAAACTTCGTTACCTGCACCCAGCCATGTGCCCTGGATACGCCGTGTGGTCTTGTAGATCTGTGAACTTTCGCGCTGTAGATGCTTCACGAAGTCCTGGGCGCGTTCCATTTCGCTGATGAACACTGGGTTAGCTGCTAGGAAGCGGTCTGCACCGGCTAGAGTTGATGCAGGAGCCTGTGCCATAATGTCGTCCAGAACTAGCTGGTCGATTTCGGCGCGGAGCTCACCGGCGAGAATTGCGATTGCTTCGTCGTCAATGCTCTTGCCATAGTGCTGCTCTAGTTCGAATGCTGAGTCAAGCAACCAATTCATTGCTAGCTGACGCTTCTGTGCTACCACGACTGCCTCACGGATTGCGAGCTTCACGCGGCCAGTGTTGGCTGGGCGACTTTCGAAGTCGAACTCATAGCTTGCAACTGTTAGTGCATTGGTCTGAGGAACGAACGCAACACCAACGTTGAAGGTACCAATTGCCTGGGTGTTGTCATGAACGATTGTTACTGTGTCAACGCCATCAGTGATGGTGAATGAACTAGCTGCTGCAGTGCCAGTGAAGGTACGAACAGCTGCACCATCCCAGTAACCAACAGTAACAGTAGCCCCAGTCTTGAATGGGAAATGCTCGAAGCTGTGTTCATAGTTGGTACCAATTGCACCAAAGGCTGCAATAGGCTCGCCCTGAACGATGTCTGAGCTGAAGTACTTATAGGCATTACCATTGTTACGGAGACCAGTAACCTTCTGTGCATGGAACATTGTGTCGCCTGGGCGAATGATACCCTGGCCTGTTTCATACTGGTAGTCTAGCCAGAAGACCTGACCAGTCTTACGATCCATAGGCTGAACGCTAACAATGTCGTCTAGGATTGAGCTTGGGATCAGTGCGCTGATCAGCTCGAAACCATGACGAATGTAGGTGCCTAGGTCTGAAGTGGTTAGCCCTTCAGTCTTTAGGTAACCGCGTTTCTTTGCAATCCCTTCGAAGTAAGCCTGGGTATTGGTGAGGCACTGCCCTAGAACTGCTTCAACGTTCTCAGGTAGGTTGCGGCCATGAGCTGTCTTGTAGAAGCTCTGGACTGCTTCCAGGTGTTTCTTGAATTTGCTGTTGGCAGCTTTGCAACCCTGCTCAACTAGCTGTGTGTGATTTGCCATCTGTGTTCTCCCTTTTGGGTTTTAGTTTTCACTGCTTTTTATAACTAGGTGGTTTCGCTCTTGCCTCAAGTAGAAAGTCTCACACTTAAGAACTTTGCTAACCAAATAGGTATATAAGTAATTCAGAGAATGTTAACGCCGAGCTGACTTCTTTATAACATTTGTCAGGCGATTAACTTCAGGATCAACCTGCTTGCCTAGCTCGTCCTCGATCTCACGCTGAATATTCTCAACCTTAATCATCTCTGTAGGTAGTGCTTCCTTCATTGTTTCGTGTAGCTCAGTGTAACGCTGCTCAACCATCTTGACTTCCTTAACTGACTTGCACGATTCAACAAGGCTGCGGAACTCATCATTGTTAGTCTGGCCTAGATTCTTTAGTACTGCCTCACCAGCCAGCTTAACCTCTACCTCTTCATTGGTACCCTGTAGTTCCTTAACCTTAGCTGTAAGACGAGTAATAGCTGACTCGTAGCGGGCCTTCATCTCATCTGCTGCAGCAAGCTTTGCCTTCTGGTCATTGATCATATCACGCATCTTCTCAATAGCCACAACTGACTTCTCCGTAAGGACTTCGCCAGTTGACTCAGTGCTGTTGAGCTTCTCACGCATACGACCAACAAGGCCATCTGCTAGCTGGACCTGACGATCAGCCTCTGCCTTAACCTCTTCCATCTTAACTGAGCTCTCTGCAATCTTAGAGCGTAGGTCCTTGGCTGTGTTAATGAAGCTTTCACGCATCTTTAGATAATTGCTCTTCACTGTGTCAATCTTAGCAGTGAAGGATGCAACCTCTTCATTAGCCTTAGCTAGCTGCTCCTGGAGATCAACCTTTTCTTTTGCTGCCTTCTCAAGTAGTTCCTGGACTTCTGTGCTTTCCATTGGGTTGATCTCCTTCTCAGTGGTGGTCTCTTCTTTAGGTGCCTCAACTACTGGCTCTGCTACTACTTCCTTAACTGCTTCCTCTGTAACTTTCTTGTAGCCAAGTGCTTCCATAATAACCTTGGAATCATCAGAGTTAGACTTAGCGATACTTTCCATAAGTGACTTAGCACCCTTTCTAATATCCAATGATTCGCCAATAGGCTTTAGTACTGCACACTTAACTGAGGGATCAATGACATAATCCCAACCGAAGATCTCACCTTCATTGATGTCTTCGAACTCACCGTTGTACTCTGATACAGCAAGAGCACGTGAGCTAACACCTAGGCGAACACCTGCATCTAGAAGAACTTTAACGTCACGACCAGCTGAGGTATTGAATACTTCAACTTTACCCATGACGTTGTTGCCTTCAACACGAAGGCTTGTGATTGCATGTGAGGTTAGGTTCTCAAAGAATGAACCATCATCAAGGTTACGTGGGTGTGAGTACTGACCAAGTAGTAGCTTGCCTTCAAGCTTCTCTTTGGTTGATTCCTGATTGAGCCATGTGTCCCAGAACTTCTTAGTGTACCGACGCTTGTTCTGGTTGGCAGTATCAATCTGCTGAACGATACCTTCATAAGTGCCTATGATAGCTGGGTTACTGGTAATGCCAGCAACAGCTGTGAAGCCACCAGTACTCTCACAAGCTACTGTAAGCATTTTCTTATCGCTCATTATTGGTTACCTCTAGTCCTAAAATGTATTTCATTCCTTCGATTGCAAATGCATAATCTGATTGCTCACATACTTTTCTGAGTATATTATTAAACCGTTGGAAGATAGACTTAACATTTCCCAGCTTCTCAAATTCAATAAACAGATGTGTCATTGCGCTAGACACTATCTTGTTCATGCTCTCTTCCTGCAGGCTTCCAGACAACACTCTCTGGAAGTTACGGAAGAATGGTTTGTCCTTGGAGTACTCCCTAAAGTGGGATAGGAATAGTGCCTCCTGAAGGACACACAAATCCTCTGTCTTGAATAAGTTAAGATTATCTAGGACGAAGGATTCATTTGTTTGAATAAGGTTCTTCAGATAGGAAAGGTCTTCGCTACTACTCTTTGCTTTGTACCTCTTTACTCTTTCCTTTACTATCTGAAACTCGTACAAACTTTCTAACTTCCTTGAAGTCATACTTGCCCTTACCTTTGTCTTCATATTTATCTGGCGTAGCCGCCGTTACATCCTTGTTATCAGTTGGGGTTAGCTCACCAAACAACTTGGTTAGCTTGGTCTTCTTCTCCATCTTGATCTCACCTAGTGTCTTTTCCTTCTGTGCTAGGAACTGATCAAGCGGGATACCCTCTGGAGGCATAGCACCAGGGGTCATAGGTGACGCTCCTGGAGCAGCTGGGCCTGCCTCTGGTCCTGGGACAGGTGCTGGTGCACCTAGGTCAATACCGCCACCTACGCCTCCTAGAGCACCACCCATTGGTGTACCCTGTGGTGCTGCACCAAGCTCAGTCTCAACCTTCTTAAGGATATCATTTACATCAAAGTCATTTAGGTTAAGATGCTTGATTGCCCACTTAGCAAACTTGTAACGATCATACTCAACCCCAACGCCTTCAAGCAACCGAGCAAACTCAGAGAGGAACCCAATGATTGTCTTGGTTGTCTCTGCCCGTGACAGATCTTCCGCTGTGGTAACTGATGCAGTGTTTAGGTCAAAGTCATGACGAAGTAGTAGTGGATCACGATAAGCTAAATGGATACGGCATATACGTTTAATACCCCACAGTACCTGCATCTTAATACGCCGTACTGTACGTGCATAACGCATAGACATCATGTACAAATTATCAGAGTTAAGTCCACCCATATCAGCAGTGATGCCAATGAACGGAGGTGGTACTTTGAAACTCCCATAGAGCTTGTTGCGCATATATTCAATGTCAATAATGCCTGAAACTGAGGGATCTTCGCTCCAGTCTTCATGAGTTATATCCCCACCATCCTTAGACATAGGAATATAAATGGGCTCAGAAGCTGACAATGCTTTAGCCTGCTGCTGATAGATACTCTCATTAGGAGAGAAGCTGGATGTGTACTCAAAGCGATTAATAACTCTGTCAAAGTACTCGCGCTGCTGAGCCTTTGGAACTGCATCCATGTTGATCTTTACAATCATTGGACGACTGATCTTGGCATTGCGGTACAGCACCATTGAGTCTTCCATCATGTTAAGCTTGCGCCATGTGAGGATTGACTGGCTTAGCAGAGGATCACCATAGGTTCCTTCTTTGATGCTTCCGTAGAACAGACGCTCACGAAGTCTCTGAGTACCATTACGGAAATGTGCAAACTGCCATGGAGTAAAATAAGTTACCTCATTATGATCCTGGCTGAATGCAGCTGACGAGAATGCGAATAGGCTACCATTCTTTTCATATCTCTTAATAAGTTTTGGATGGATGTCGTAATCTAAATTTGTAACACCATGACCACGTTCGCCATCAACCTTAACGAAGTGGTCACCATACTTAATATGTTGGAACGTGATAGACCATACACGCTCAAGAATACCTGAGGACTCAAGGAACTCATCAACGATATCACGAACCTTACTGTTAAGGCATGAGCACCAAATATGATTATCCTTACCCTCTAGAACATCACCAAAGGCATCCTCAGCATACAGCTCAAGGACTGAGTTAACGATTGAGTCATAGGACATATCTTCAATCTGCACGTATACTTGGTCACGTGAAGCTGCTGGCTTTACGTAGTCCTGATAGAACTGGAACATCTTGTTGGATGTCTGTACCTGTAAGTACTCACCATCCTGTACGTCAGCAGCTTTGGCTAGAGCCTCATTACCACCAGTTCCAAAGTATTCGTTCTTAGGAACTAGTGCTGGAAGTGCCTCGACTTTAACTTTCTTTTTACGGCGAACTACTGGACTCTTAGGTTCCATATCTTATAGATCCCATTCTTTAGCTGAGGTATCTTCTATTATCCCTGACTTAACAAGCTTGCTCTCCTGGCCTATAACAGAAATGCCAGCTTCACTTATGTCCTTCATATCAATAGAGTTACTACCTGTTGCATTTAGATTACCACCAATGCGCATAGGCAAACCAATAGCACTGGTAAGACCACAGTTATTCAATGTTAGGTCACCCTCGATAATTCCAACTGGACGTTCAGCAACGCCGCCTGACACACTACCCTTCTTGAACTTCATGTTGGTTAGTGTCAAGCTGCTGTCAAGTCTCTGCGGCATACCAGCTAGAGTGAACTCCCGCTGCATGTTTGGTGTTACAATAATCTCAATTAGGCCCTTACCAGTTGGCTGTGCAAAACCAGTGAAGTCCTTAGCCATAATGTATACACTGTTCAGTTTGATATCACCAGACACCTTTGTTGGGAATCCAGCAAAGGACTTAATGACACAGTTGTTCAGTGTGAAGTTACCGTTGATCTCTTGAGGAAAGTTCTGGAATGAGGCTAGAACAGCATTAGATATTACTAATGAAACATCACATGCGTCAATCTTAACTGGAAGAATACCATTGGTTAAGGTTGGATTTGTTAGTCTTAGTTCCTTCTTGCCAACCTGCCTCTGACCTGAAGGAAGATCCTCCACAGGAGCAAAGTTACCATCCTGCAGGGTTAGTACATCTGTCTCTTGATTGTAATCAGCGAAGGCTAAATTCTTGATATCATTACCTTTGTCTGAGTCAGCTGCACCAATAGCAATAAGACCAAGTATCATATCTTTAGGGGATCGTGCCATTTATGTCTCCTGATGTAACTACACAACATATGTATAAGTAAGGGAAAAAAAGAAGCTAGGGGGTTACCCTAGCTTCACGCTGACGGATTGGTTTGACTCTGTACTATATAGCTTGCCACACTCAGTACAACGCTTTACTCCAGGTGTTCTTGTGTCTTCGAACAATGCACATACATGTTTGTCACAAGCGCACGTATCCTTCCTGCACCAACCTTCGTTGTTACCACAACAGTTCATACTATTTGCCCTCCTGTTCCTTTAGGGCATCCTCTGCTGTACGTGTAATCTTTAGCTTTGCATCGTACTGGTCTAAAGGAAGAACAAACTTTGTTTCCCCACGGTTAATTGCGTCAAGGATATTGGGGATAACATCACTTGCTAACTGAAGAATCAACTTAACTAGTTCAGGATCAATCTTAGTAGACATGTTCTATCTCCTTTTACTGTTGGACGGCAGTAAGAAGATTCTGCCCTTCAACAAGAATACCTGTGATGTTTGCAAGTGCTGAATTAATAAGAGCTTCCTTAGCTGACATCTTACTTTCAATCTGTGATACTGATGCTGCATCTCCAGCCTGATCTGCCGTAGCAAGCTGCTGTAACATCCCAGCGTAAACCTTTAATACCTCTGTTAATGCATTCTGAGATGCTCTGAACTTAGCATCAACTGAACTCCAACTGTTCCACTGTGCATCTGTCATCATACCAGCAATCTTTGCTTTAGCAAATGCATCTTGGGTATTATACCATGTAGCACGTGTGGTCATCATGGTATTAGTGCTAACCTGCAGAAACTTGTTTGTTACCTGACCATCCTGAATATAGTACTTTGTACCAACACATCCTGGAGCAGCTAGAATAGCACAGAGTAGAACCAAACCCAACAGTTTCTTCATACGTTCCTCCTAGCCCTTTGATGGCTTAGCATAAGTTACAATCTTTGCAATGATAACAGGCATGTACTCTTTACCAAGAATAGCTAGAATATCCATACCCTTTGTCTTGCCCAGATTGATTGCAATCTTAGTTGCCTCGTCACGTGCTTCAAGGATATCCTTCTTTTTAAGCTTGCCCTTCTTTGCCTTCAACGCACGAACAGTTTCAACGTACACCTGCTCAACTGCAACCTCTACTAGCTTGTAGGCTTCCTCATACAGATCGTTCTTCTTACGGAGTGCCTCTGTCTTCTTTGCTGCCCACATCTTAAAAGCTGCCCAAACTGGGGCACCAACTACTGCAAGAACGCCAAACACATACTGCCAAAGATCTGCTTGGGTCAATGCATTTACTAATGCTGCCTTAATTTCTGGTGTCATTTAACACCTCCTAGAATAGTATACAAATAAATTGATACCAAGAATAACATAATGCCAGCAAGATCTGCAAATAAATCCCATAAATCACAGCAGTGTGGTGGGTTATAGTGATCCCACATTTCCTTTGCTGCGCCAATACCCAGAGCTACAGCGCACACAAACAACACTGAACTGAGTGATTGTCCATACAGCAGGACCCAGCAGATTATGAAGCTTACCAAGGCGTGAAGAATTTTGTCCTTAAATTTCATGTCTACCATGTGAACCAGGATTTAATTATGCTCCATGCAGATGGCTTCTTGTCCTCATCTGACATGAAATCTCTAACTGCGTTATCCATGGCTCTCTTTCTATTAAATGAAAACGAGCTATACAGCATCTTTATGATGGAGTGCAGCTCTTTACTGCACTCTGAACAAAGTTCCAGATCACCTAAGTATACCAGCTTATTATCTAAATCGTTCTTAGTCAAAAGCTTAAAACACTTATCACAGATTGTCTTTTTCATTGAGCACACCTCTAACCCTTTGCTCAATGTATAACTAAAAAGTTATGCAGCACCAACCATAAGTTCGAAGGCTCTGACTGCAGCACCCCATGTAAACATCTGAGCCTTCTTAATACCAGCCTCTGACTTCTTCTTCAGTGTCTCACGATCATCATACGAGTTACGCATATGAGCTACAAGTGAGTCCATACTTGGCTGAAGATTGAACCAGCCATTGTCTGTATCCTTTGCATCAATGTATGCTGGAGCTCCACAAGCAACTGTGCTGCAGGTTACCAAGTAACTTGTATCCTTTGAAGTGAAATCCATACTACCACCACCGGCTGTGATAATAGCTGGTGTACCTACAGCCATAGCCTCAAGAGCGCATAGGTTGAACCCTTCTCCACGGTTGGGACTAACTACTACATTGGCCCTCTTGTACAACCCAGCGATAGCTTCCTGTGGCATGAATGAATCCATCACAGTAATGCGCGGATAATTCTCCTTGCCCTGCATGTGCTGCCGAACCTGCTGCACAAAGTTAGGCATGTTAGGAGCCTGCAGTGTCTTGATAACAAGGGCAACATTGTCTGACTTGCTAAATGCTTTTGTATATGCATCCAGAACATAGCTAACACCCTTGCGGCTATCAACTGACATTAGACTACCAAGCATAAGGATTACAAATGTATCTTTCTTGATGTCAGAGAAATCATGTGGCGTGGCATCAGTGTTGAACACTGACTGGTTGTACCCCAGACCCATGCCTTTAACCTTTTCTTTTGGAACACCTGAGCCAGTGAATACAAACTCCTCATGCTTGGACAAAGGCATAACATAGTGCAAACCTGGGTTCCATGATTCCTGGACCCACGACTTAGGAAGGTTCTGCCATTCATAAGGAACAAGATTTACATTTGTCCGACCAACCATAAGCTTACTGTCTAGTGGATAGGATACTCTCAGGTGGTAATCAAAGTTACGGTGTGCATAGCTATTGTAGCATGCTGTACGTGCTAGCTCCTTGTTCTGGTTCCAGTGATCCACTGTGAAGTTAGTGTGCTCTACAACATACCCACGTTTGCTGAACTCCTCAGCTAGTGCCCTGCACACTACTCCGTAAGAGAATGTTGGGCTATCATTACCCTGGATAAGAATGCTACGAGCCGTACTACCAATAAAACACCCTCTTGGCTCATTTTCTACACAAACTATATTCTCAACCAAATCAACCCACTGCTTCTGAATTACTGGTGCACTATACTTTGCAATGATGTACTCACGCATCGCAGTCTTTTCTTCTTCAATGGAAACATTGTTCTTCCATGTCTGGTACATCACCTCGAGTGCTTCAGCTGCTTTGTCCGTGTCCATCAATGGACGATCAACACCAAGGTCTGGCTGGATGTCAAAGGCAATTGGATCAATAAGAACTCCATGGTTGTCAATGATCTCAGGCATAGTTGAGCTCTTGGTAGTGATATTGACAACACCACATGCCATTGTCTCAATCAGTGTTACTCCGAATCCTTCTGACGCTGATGGCAAACAATGTACATCTGCCATGTTCATTAGGCTGACCAGTTCTTCTGTGGAGCACTGCAGCTTACTTGATAGACCACATGAGTCCTTCACACCAAAACGTTCAATCAGGTAAGGAAGGTTGTACCCTGTCTGAAGATTAGTTGACACAGTACTCACGTCAGTGTGCATAATAAGAACTGCATCCTTCTTGTCTTTTACGAACTTAGCCCACGCACGAATAAGAAGATCAGGACGCTTTCTCCACTGGTTACGCGAAACAAATAGTGCTACAAACTTGTCCTCGAAGCCACCCTTCTTCTTAAGCTCCTTCTTGTCTGCTACAGGCTTGAACACTTCAGTATCAACACCCAGATAAATAGTTGAAACAGTGTGCTCATTAGGATGTTTATCTAAATACGTGCTATATATTCTCTTGCCATAATCAGCCATGAATACAAGATGCTTACGGAACCAGATCTGGCTATGAACTGCAGGCTCATTGATTGGCTCGCAGTCAACCGCCACCCAGTGAATACAACGGTTACGCCACTTCTCAGGCAGCTTTGCAATATCCATTGTCCAGCTAAACTCAGCAACTGAAATAATTACATCTGGCTGCTCAACAAGAATGATGTGATAGATCTCGTGGTACTCACTTGTACCCTTCACACCATATAGCTTCCAATGTGGCTGGAACATTGAGATACCTTGGTCCTTTGCATTGAACCCAATGGACACAACCTCGCTACCATTGTTAATGAACCCGTTTGCAATTAGTCTGATCTGGTTTGAGAACCCTGTGTGTTGAGCCGGAGAATCGCCAATGATTAGAATCTTACGCACATGCATCTCCTATGTGGTTTTTACTTACACTTATATTATACTAGGTAGGAGGTATTTTTTAAAGTGTTACTTTAAGATTAGTTTGTATAATGCAGCAGCAATGGCACCTATTGTGGTTGTGCCTAAAATCATAAGGAGTTTGTTATGCCAGGATACCTGCTGCTGTACTGCAATGAACTCTGGGTTGTACTTCTCGCAATGTGCATCTCTTTTATTTACTCTCTCAGTTAGGTTCTTAATCTCTGTCTGCATACCAACTAGAGTTGAGATAGCTTCTCTTACTTCCTTGGCAAAGGAGTGCGCCATCTCACGTATCTCCCTGATATCCTGCGAGATATTACCTACAGTGTTCTCGATGTTGTTAACCTGGGACTTCACCGCGTTCATCTCTTGATCATCAGGTGCCATTGTTGTTCCCTCGTGCTGTAGTTATTGCCTGAGTATATAAGTAATTCTAAAACAAGGTGTCAATTTGTAACCATTGCTCTGCGGTAAAGTCCCCATCAACAAGGGAATAGCCAAGCTCACAGGTAACAGCGAGTAATGACACTCCTGTTAGTTCCTTTATAGCGGTGTGAAGTTCCTCGGATATAACCCACGAGCTATTGTTGAATTTTCGTTCTTCTCTCATATGTCTGCTCCACTAAATGTATTTAATGTTTATACAAACCTTGCCAGGAATGATTGACGCTGTGTTTCCGGTAGTACCAATACATACCTCAGTTGAAGCTGTGACATTACCGTTCACAATGTCGTTAACACTTATGTTCACTGTAGGTGTTAGGTCAACGTAATCCGTAGCATTAGTTGATATATCCCCACTGTAGTAAGAAACTCCATTAACAATAATCTTAATTCTACCATATGCAGGTACTCCTGCGTTATCTGTCTTCAAGCCAAAACAAGAGTTTCCCATAGCAGCAACTACTGTCTCTGAACCCCAAACGTTAATTAATGGGACTCTTATTTGAGTTGTTGTTCCTGTCTTGTACGCAGGGTAACCGTCAACAGATGTAGTAACAGTTGTATTTACGTCTCTAAGTACGAACGCTCTTGTCATTGGTGAATCATCTAGCGTGTCTAATGCTGCTTGTACAGTGGTGTCTGCTGTTGACAAACGCTTACTGAAATTAGTAGTGTCTGGCGCAATCGCTGTCGCAGGGTGTGAGTTAGCATCTGTACGGTTAGATAGCGCAGAGTGTGACGTGGCTGAAACAATACCACTAAGCACTGACCTTGTACCAATCAGACGATTAACAGACTCAATTACAGTGTAGAACGAAGTACCTGCCACTGTTCCACGCTTGCAGACAATCTGATATAGTGGGGCAAGTTCTCTAAATGGTACATGTGCCCCCCATGAGATAGCTGTGGCAAATGAAGCTGCTGACGCAGTTGCGCTTGATGTGTGGAGAACCTGTCCTTGGATAAATACCATCTTGTGTTTATTGTCTATTGTAGGTACTGCACATACCCACACGTTGAACCAACTATTGATTGTGCTGATTTCTGTGTTTGTCCAATTACCACCCGACAACTGATTATAGAACGGGTTGGTTGTGTTGTTGATAAATGGAGTGTTACTGTCTTGCCAATCCCACTCGCCAGTCACATCTGCCCCACTGCGATACCAACAGTTATAGGAAGTATTAGCTGACACAGCGGGGATAGTAGTGTACAGGTCTTCGTCTGCAATAACCCCTGTGCCCACTGTTGGTTGAACATCAACAAGGACATTTGAGTTGACGGTGTAGCTTGAAATAGCAAACCCGCTTGTAACCCGTGTACCCTCGTGAGTGTGCTCGTACAGGTGAGTTGCATTGCTCATACCACTTGAAGCAGGGTGTCTCTCATCCATTAGGATTCCCTTGCCTGTAGTGGCATTATAGTACACTGCTGCTATCGGGGCATCGTCTACTAAATTCCAAGATGCTGTGTTAAATGTAACTGCTCCACTGCTAAGTACCTGCAAGAAGTATGAGTCGGTGACATCAACATGGTTAAAGGTCTGAGTAGGCAGTGGATACTTTACCCCTGCCACATACGCCGATGCACCGTTAGCAGACATGGTAACAACCATATTAGCCGAGTCATACGCAAGGGATACCGCTGTGTTGTTGTCTATGCCGTTGTAGTTTGTCAATGACGATTGAGTGTCAGTTATCTTAGACCCATTAACGCCAATAAGAGTACTCGACAGGTTCTCGTAGGTATTGGCTGACACCTTATCATCGAATTTATGCTGACCAAAATATTCCATTATTGTTTTACCTCCGCTATCACTTCTATTACTGTGCTCACCATCTCACCAACTATATAAGGTGGTGTGTTCTCCACTATAACAGACCATCAACACTCTTAGTGTCTGACAGAGTTATATCACCTATGGAGCGCATATAACTACCCTACCACTGTCACATAGCAATTAACAGTGTTACCACTGAAATCAACCACTACATTGTTTGTATCGTTGTAACTAACCTTCCAAGGAATTACAACTTCATTGTTTGAGATAACTGTTACCTGGGGATACGCTACAGCAAGAGCATGGTTAACAGTGTAGAATGTATTGGCTGTGAGGTTAGGTGATTCATAGGTGCGTGAAACTCTTGCCCCCTCAATCATTACCCCAGTGTTAAACGTAGTTCCACCGTTGTGTGACACGGTAGCTACATCCAGTGCACCACCAATAATAGAGGTGGTTGTAGCTGCATTGGACGAGAATATAATACCCTCATCTGTGAACCTCACATTTGCATTATCAGCCGTGATTTGCAGGTTAGCGGAAATCTGCATCTCTCCCGATAAGTGACTGATAGTAGCTACATCTAAAGCACCACCAATAATAGAAGTTGAAGTAGCAGAGTTGGACGATAGAATAATACCTTCATCGGTGATGCGTACATTGCCATTGTCACCTGTAATCTGAATGTTGGCTGAAATCTGCATCTCACTTGTTAGGTGGCTAATTGTGGCTACATCAAGTGCGCCACCTATAATCGAAGTACTCGTAGCGGAGTTAGAAGAAAGAACAATCCCCTCATCAGTGAAGCGAACATTTGCGTTATCGGCAGTGATTTGCAAGTTAGCTGAAATCTGCATCTCGCTTGATAGGTGGGAGATGGTAGCTACGTCCAAGGACTTGTTAGCAGATATTAGAACATCACTAAACAACTCAATACTATCCTCTGCCCTTAGCGTTATGATTCCTGGGTCTGTAAATAGAATGGCATTGTCATTTGCGCCAAACTGAAATCCATAGCCATTGCCTGTACCCTCTATCTGCATACCCTGATTTAGTGTTATACCTGTTACTACATTGGTACCACCACTATGTGATATTGTGGTTACATCCAGGGTACCATTTGCGGTTAGTGTCACAGTATTTGTACCAAGATCAAACAGAAGTGCTGTGTTACCCTCGCCTACTTGTAGGGTATCTCCACCACCACCCATTAGAATCTTGTAAACTCTCCACTCGTCTGTGTTGTTCTGTGCCCCTACGTTACCCCATATTTGAACCTCTGTGGCTGTTATCCCTATCTGCCCATTGTGTGATACAGTGGTTACATCAAGAGTGCCAGCAATAGCAGTGTTACCACTGAGTTCAATTAGGTCTTCAGTAATATTAACCTCAATAGAACCTGAGGCAACGTCAAAGTTGATACCGTTCTTAGCTGAAATATTAGCCCAGCCATCATCACCAAGAGCTAGTGATGTTGGCTCTGCTGACACTGCATTTAGATTGAAGTTTGCCGCTGTCAGATTAATGGTACTGTTATGGCTAACAGTAGCTACGTCAAGTGCACCACCAATAATAGAGGTAGTTGTAGCTACATTTGATGATAGGATAATGCCTTCATCAGTGATACGAACATTACCATTATCTCCTGTAATCTGAAGGTTAGCTGAAATTTGCATCTCGCTTGTCAGATGGCTAATAGTGGCTACATCGAGAACACCATTTGTGGTGACAGTAACAATCTCTGCATTAAGGTTAATGTAGGGGTAAGAAACTGCGAAGCTATCTGAGTCATAGTTCATGTCAATGGTGTAGCCGTCGCCGCTGCCGATAAGGATGTTACCTGTATGAGCAATGGTGGCTACGTCTAGTGTACCATTTGCTGTAATGTTTACGAAAGGTGAGTTTAGGTCAATATAACTAGCAGCATTTAACTCAATACCACTGTCATCCCACAACTTAATAACAGAACCAGCGTTGTTTGACAGAGTAATAATTGACACGGTTGATGTACCACCAATGTCAATATTACCGCTATGACTAATAGTAGCAACGTCAAGCGTTGAGTTTATACTTACCAGAGGTGATACAAGGTTAATTAGGTCATCCCCACCAACAATCTCAATCTTTACTCCGTTTGAACCCTGAAGAGTAAGATTGTCAACTGCACTTGCATCAATGTTACCGGCTTCAATTACCATATCAACAGCATTGATAGGAGTGTTAAATGTTACACCACCATTGTGGCTAATGGTATGGACATCAAGTAAACCAATAATGTTAACTGTATCAGCAAAGTAGGAGTTTCCATTAACTGTTAGTGTATCAAAAGGCTCATCACCGAGAACAGTGTTACCGCTTGCATGTAGATTACCACTAATCTCAATACTGTTTACTGTTACAACGTCACCTGCAACATATAAATCAGCAGCAACAAGTCTTCCATTAACCGACACATCTTGCATAATAACTGTAGCAAGGTTAACAGTGTTGGTAGCTGTTAAGTTATTGAATACAGAATCATTAGCAGTAATATTACCAAGTATACGTGACATTTATATTCTCCTACCCTACCACTGAAATCGTTACATCATAAGAAGCATTGAAGCTAACAGTTACTGAATTAGCATCTACAACATCAATGCTGTCAGCACCATACTGTTTGTTGGCTGAGTATATCTGAACGATTGGTACCATGTTATTAACTGAATGAACAACTAGGTAGGAGCTTGCACTATTATATGTCTGGCTGAAAAAGTGTGGTACTCCTGGTGCACTAAATGAACCCGAAACTGTAAGGTCATTATCAACTAAAGCATTGTTAAAAGTAACGTCACCCAGATCAAGACCATTAGTAAACAGAACATCACCATTAAAGGTGATTGTATTACCACTCATCTCAATTGCTGTGGTACCTGTAATGCCATCTGTAGCAGCTACAACAAGCTTTAGTTTCTTTGTTGAGCTAATACGTGAGTCAACGTTACTCACAGCAGAGATGATAACCGAGGTATTCTCATCTGTACGTGTAAACTTTGCGATGTCACCAGTACCACCGTTAGCTCCATTGAAGAAGCATCCTGTACCTACATTAAGTACTAGACCATCCTTGTTAATGTCATCAACAACGAGCTCACCATAAATGTTAACAGTACCTTTGTCGCCACTGTTAACTCCATTGCTGCTGAGCTGCATAATCTGAACACCATCTGTACCATCACCAGTTGGGTCGTTGTTAAAGAAAACTATTGACCCTGTTGAACTTATACGTGACTGATTGATGTTACCAATGGCCGAGTAGAAAAGAGAAGTGCTCTCTGAAGGTCTTGAGAACGTCGCTATTGGAAGACCTTCGCCTTCAACAGAGATGCCACCAACAATAGGATCAGCAAATGCAACACTGCCATTAAAGCTTGCGTCACCGTTAATGGTAAAATCTGTAACAACAAATGAACCTAGTGTTCCCTGAATTCCATTTGCTGAGATGTCCCCCAAAACAAACAGGTTATGGGATACCCAAATATCACCAGTGTTAGCGTTTGCTGAGATATTCGAGGTGAGATTCTTTACAAAAGGAAAGCAAAAATTAATCTTGCTATCCTGTATGATGTCATAAGTTGAAAGTAATCCCATTAGTATCTCCTGTAGTTAAGCTGGTGCGTAAGGAATCTTGTTATAAGAAGTCATTACATAAGGATATGTAGCATTCTGGTAGAAGAAAGTAGTGATGTACTCATTCACTGTTCCGGCTGGGTTAGTAACCTCAACTATATTCTTGACGTTTCCCTGACTACCCTGGCAATAATTGGTGCCATCAATGTCAGCATCGGTAACTACATTAGCACTTGCACCCTCTGAAGCTGAGCCAGGACCATCAAGAAGGTCAATGATAACAGCTGTCTCGTTGTTAACACTATTCAGCAAAGCGTTAGCTGTTAGTGTGTACTGATTGTTAAGTGTAGTGAGATCTTCTAGATCCTTAACATTGATATTCACACTGTTCATCTGAATATCAACTGATGTTGTAATAGGCATTTGCTAGTCTCCTCCTAGATGTACTCAATAAGAACTGTATAAGTGCTTCCAGCAGCTCCGTCTATGTAAAGAGAACAAGGGTAATCTGAGAAACCATTGTTCCTTGAGTATGTCTGACCGGCGGTGAGTGTAAGTGAGGGAAGTGCCTCACCAGTATAGGTAACACCACTGTCAGTTGAATAAACAAAGTGAACAACAACGGTGCCCGCAACACATGACACCTGATACTGTTGACACTTATTGATTACATGTAAGCTAGTCAGTGGGTTATCAGCAGCTAGAGTTGCTGACTGTTCTACTATAGGAGAAATTGGAGTGATCATCTTTTACCTCACTAGAAAAATAAGCTACTGGCCTTAGCCCTAGCTTTGTCCTTACTTTGAAACGGGTTAATACCAATGCTCGGAGATACCCATGCGTCACTTGTGTCCCCAAGTTTACTTATGCCCATTAGATTGTCAACAGAAGATCTTTCTAGCATCTCCCTTTGAAGTAGATTTGTTATAACACCAACTACTGCGTCACTTACGTCCTTGGTTCCGTCTGACCCATCCCCATTTTTAATAGGGTGATCAACGTCGCCACGGGTCCTGTCGTGGATTAAGTTAAACCACTCAGTCCTGAATATACTATATAAGTAAAAGGAAATTCTAGTGGAATACATAAGTTCGCATGCATCCATCCACACTGTGTCACTTCTATCCATACTGATCCGCTTGCTATCACCTATGGCCTTCTCAAAGAACTGCAGCATGCTTTCAGATTGGTTTTGGTCGAACGATACGCTGTTGATCTCAAAGTTAAACTTCTCCTTGAGAGCCATAATGAAGGACTTAATCTTCTCATAGTCAATTCTTGCAGGTGCTTTTGGTGGTTGAATACGTAGCATAAAGTCAATGTGTATAACAGGTAGTGAAAAGTCACCACCTCTAACTTGTTTAAAGTTTGACACACAACCCATAGCTATACCAGTTGGATCCCCAGTAGCAGACAAGTCAACATGGATAACTCTCTTAGCACCTGGGAAATACTTCGGTGAATAGATCTTAGCCTTGGAGTTAGCTGCGTTGTCTGGGCAGTTACAGATCTTCTCTGGTATAAAGTAACCCTCTATCTCTTTGTAATCAGAGGTAGATACAACAATCTCCTGGGCTATGAAAGGGTGCTCACGGATAGGATCAATACAATTATTGAATGCCTTGATATCCGTGAACAACTTTGACACAGATGTTACAGACACACCACCAATGTTCTGCAGTGATCTTACTGGATCATCAAGGAAGTCATTCTTGAAGTCAACTGGAATGAATAGGAACTTATGCTTAAGACTACCCTCAAGGTTATCTACATTATCTGCCAGTGACTTAGTATCCTCAGCCATAGTATCATAGCCGTAGGACACAAGGATATCATTAAGGTTTTTTGTATCCTCAATTACAGCTGGAACTCTGTCTTCATCACCAGCAAACACGCAGAACATTTCTTTGGAGTAATCATTAGGCTTTACATCCCAGATCTTTACGTTGACAAAGTAACATGTTCCAGGCTTAGCTTTTTCTCTGCGGTCATCTGTGAATGATGAATCATTAGTTGACGAAGATACAAGAATTGATATACCAGGATCTACACCATGCTTCATGAAACGGTTACGTCTTCTGTCAGTGGTGTCCCTATAGATACGACGGGCCTTTTCAAGATCACCGGCTTTACCACCGCCACCTTCCTTCCAGAAGTTTACCTCATCGCAAAAGCACCCTAGAAGGTTTGTACCTAGAACTGATACAGAGTCAGAACCATGAACAAGGTTAACACCATTGGGGAACTGTGCGGCTGATGTTATGTCCATGTTTCTCTTGTAGTCATTTCTGAAGTATGGAGCATCATCAATGATTGCCATCAAGTCAGAGAACCCTGATAGCTTCGTCTGAGCAGATGTCACGGCTATGTACCCAAAGAATAGTCGTGATGAATCTGGCACCTTAAAAAGTCTTTGGGGGTACTTGTAACAAGAGAGCTCGTATATCCTTCGTAAAAACACAATATAACCAAAAGTACTTTTTCCTGCACCCAAACTGCCGTCGATGAGCAGCTCAGAACATTTGGATTTTCTGAACTCCCTCATGTGTTCCTGCCAGAAAGGATAGAGCTTATCTGCATGGCTACCAATATAGTACGGGGATAGCCAGTCCTCAATAGGAACTACTTCTCGTATCTGCTCAGGGTCATCCTTGACCTCACGATGCTTCCTCTCTACCTTTAAAAGGCCAGAGAGGGCATCGGATAACTTGTCACTCATTTCTTCTTTGACTGCCTTTCATAAACAATGCGGCTGATCTCAGCAAGCTCTTCATCTGATAGCTGTGACAGAACACGCATGATATCCTTCTCGCGCTCTGTAAGCTCATTACCAGACTCTAATGGAATCTTGCTGGTGTACTTACGTATGAACTCGAGGATGTTGAGGAAGTCCTTGTTAACCTTCTCATAGAAGTCACGTAGCATCTTTAGATCATAGATTGTGTCAAGCTTGCGCCCCTCACTATTGAACACATCAATCTGCTCACCTTCAGCATTGAAGAACTTCATGGTACTGAGCTCAAACACCTCATCACTAAATAGACGGGTCTCTGTCCTGTTTAGGAAGTCAATCATCTTCTGGAGGATCGGTAGTCTGCTGATGATGATGTGCGACAGTGCCAGGTTGAGTTGACCAGTGCTCTTCTCTACTTCCCTGTTTACATCTGTGCCCTGTGATGCCGCCATCTTAGTGATGGTCTCAAAGAAATCAGGACCTAGTAAATTTTTTGTAAGTTCTATAGGACTCTTGGAATCTGCCATCTTCGATCTCCTCATCTAGAATGTCATATGATGCTAAGTTTCTATCAATCTTTCTCTTTATGCTCAATACAGCCGCCTTGCGCAAGCCATACTTTTTTGTCATGTCCTCCAGTGTCATCTTGCCATAGTCAAAGCATACATTAAGATCACGCTGCATCTTACGAACAACGCTAAGCTTAGGGAACTTAATTGATTTACCAGCGAAGATTGACATGAACGTAAAGAAGTCAGCTCCAAGAAGAACGTATAGCTCAAGGAATGTCTTTGTCTTTCTACGTGATGACAGGTAACGAGCAGTCATGAAGTCAACTGTATCCCCGTAGCTCTCTATAAAGTCAACCTTATCAATCTTTTGTATAACTTCCTTCTTGGCTTTCTTTGCCATATCACCCATTCCTCTGGAAGAATCTAAACAAATAGATACCTTTATAGTGATCTATGTTTTTACCAAATTTCTTGTCTATCCATGAATCGTTGTACTCATCACTTGGAAGAGCAACATCATGGAAGTCAAAAGTCTCATCTGATACATCAAGGGTTGCTTCATCCTCAACTATCAATGGAAACTTAGTATTTAGATTATATAGGAAATTTGTTAGTCTGTTACGAATGCCTGTGAATAAATAGTTTAGGACTTTGTTACTCTCATCAAACGCTTCATCTTTTAGCAGTTTGATAACTTCCAGGTTTGCTATTGCTTCCAGCTCTTCTCTGTCTTGGTAATACCTAAAGTAGCGATTAATGACAACACTGACCAACTTGTTTAGATTTAGATAAAAATCTTTCTCATCAAATTTATCTCCCCTAGCATAGGAGATAAATGAATCTACACTTATCATTAAGTATACCCCACACCTGTAGTATACCTATATTATACCACAATAAACGCTAGCTTTCTATCTTTTTCTTAAACTTATCCATGCTAACTACTGAACTGCTCGTAGACTTTGATGACAGAAGTAGCTCACGCAAGGCCCACATAACACTAACAAAAGACATATGGTTAGCGAATGAATTTACAACCCAGTCCTTGCCACTGAACTTAACTAAATCGAATATAATTTTATTGTGTGATTCCACAAATGACTTGATATAATCAGGTTGTGAACCAACCCCAACCTTGTTGTTGACCATCTTTAGTACAACGCTAAAGAAGTTATCACGCAGCATGTCAAGGGATAACGCGGTCAAGTGTGCTAGTGCATTACTATATTCAACCTCGTCCTCATACTTGGACATCAGATCAACAATAAGGTGCTCATTATCAGTCAAGCTATTTCTCAGTTGTGCTATGTCTCCTGTAACCGTGAACATGCATAGTGAGGTTATGGCCTTATTGTAGTCCCCATTCGATGCACAGGCAATCTTGAAGATAAGATCGTTACTAGGAGCAACCCCTGTGATGTCTGTAACATTAGCCCCCTTTAGAACTAGACACACGTCTTTCAGAGTGGGCTTGTCAAGACATATCTCAACTGACCTTGCTCTTATACGGTCATGCAAACAACTAATATCATTGGATGTGAACACAAAGAATACCTTTGAGTAGTACTCATCCAGCATACGAACTACGTGATCCTGGTTGACAGATCTATTAAGACAGTCTATAACTATAACCCTCTTAGATCCTTCAGGCGCACCTGACACCATGTTAGCCAAAGCATTAACGCTAAACATGGGGTTAAAGTCCTTGTAATATGGTGCACTGTCAATACTACTTGAGCAAGACTCACACACAGAACAACAGTCGTTTGATGTTCCATTTGTGCAGTTCAGTGCTCTTGCAAATATCCTAGCAATGGTGGTCTTGCCATAGCCAGGACCACCGTGAATAATGATACTCCGTGGAGCAGACGACGGATCAGACAGAATAGCTTTCAGTAATCCTATGGCATTTGACTGGCCACGAATACTACTGAAAGCTAGAGGTTGAATCCTGTCGGCTAACTTCACCTAGATCTTTGCCTCAATAACCGGCTCAATAACTGGGTTGAGACTCTTGTAAACCTTGTACACACAACTGCACACAATTGGCTTACCCTTAGAGTAGCCATACACACCAGTTGCATTGCACTTCTTGCAGTTAATCTTACTAAGTTCCTTGCTTACCATATGCTTACGAATATCATCAGCGTTATCCTTGATGAATTTCACAAGCTCCTCTGTCTCTACCTCAATAGGTGCACTCTCTGCATTGCTCATATCAATACCTCCAGTTTAGTTTGAAGACTGTCTAGTAGCTCTCTTCGTATTCCAATATACTTTCTACGTGCCAAGTCACCAAAGTCCTTAACTCTTTTATCAGGGTAGATAACCCCAACCCTACTGTATTCTACCACCTTACTAACATACTTTTCAAATCTTTCCCCCTGCTCTCTACCAGTTTCATCATTATCAGGGATAAAAATAATCTTACTTGTGAACACTGAAAGTGCCTTCAGAAGATTCCTGGATGGCAGTGAACCACAACAAGCCATAGAGTACGTAACCTGCTCCTCTATAACCTCAGAATCCATAGGACCTTCTGACAGAACCATGTAAGGAATTCTTGCTACATTTCCTTTCATGAGTGTAGCTCTCAACCTGTCAGGTGTGTAACAGATGAAGCCACAGCTCTTTACTATCATTCTCCTGTCCGTCTTTATTGAACGCAGCTGAAAACCAATATGCTCATTCATAAAGAACATGGGTATAATGAACAATGGGTAGTCTCTTGAGTCTGTTGAGAACCCATCAAGCTTATCCACACCAACCCTGATGCACCTGTTCTTCCTAGCTTTCAGGTACTCCACCCAGTAGTGTGCCTCATTAAAGTTACTATTGAAATCCTGTACTGGACGAGATTTCCCCCAGTACTTCTTGGCTTCTTCATCTGAAACCATGTCCTCTCCTGTTATATGATACTGTATGTTCTCAGATACTCAGAACAGGTATCATATAGAACCTTGTTTCCTTTGCACAGATCCTTCAGTATCTTAACGGAGTCACCCCTCTTGCTGGGTGCCTTCTTCATATCCTCAATGAACGAGATAAGACCCTTCTTGTACTCCTTGCTTGCCAACTTCTGCTCTGAGTATATGTTCTCGCAAGGCTCAATATCTAATCTAACCCTGTCTATATATGATACTACTCTGGATCCCTTATTTTCAACCCCAATAATATCAACTACTATCTCCCTCTGCTGGTCCTCAATACTGCTGGTGCACCTCATGAGAGACCCAGGACGAACAAGTATCTTACCTTTATGACTTACTGGTTCATAGCTATTGTGATCATGACCACACGCTATAACACCACAACCCTCTATGGCTTTGTAATCAACGTAATCTTCATCACTCTTGTAGTCACTATGCATGTACTTGTGCATAGCTGTAATGTCTGATTCAAGAGTAATCTTGTCTTGTGGTGCTCTGTCATAGTCAATACAGGATATCGTACTACCATAAGTTGTGGTGATGACACCGTGTTTAATGGCACCTGAGGAGAACAGAACACCTAGTGGTGTCTTAAATAGGGAGTCTGCTCTCCCATAGTATAGGTCGTGATTACCAGCCACAGAATAGAATAGTAGATCTTTATCCTCGTCTGCATGTTTCTTGAAGAAATCAATAACCTCAACAAGGAATGGGATGGATATGGTCTTCCTGTTGAATACGTCACCAGTGCACACAATGGCACTGCAGTTGTTCGTATGAGCTATGGAGTATACTTGGTCCAGCTTTGAGAACAACGTTCGTGTATAGTCATCCTTGCGCGATGCAGGGGCTTTCTGATCTATATGAAGGTCACCAATAATGGCTATTTTATCCATTGCTAGCCTCTGTCTCTAGTAGAACTGCGTTACCCCAGGACATCTTGTACGCTCTGTTAGCATGCCCTATGTATCTTGGATCCTGGCTAAGGAACAGTATGTCGAAACCCATCTCCTTTGAGAGAACCTCAAGGAAGCTAATTACATTGGGAACGTACTCCTCAGACATCTGAGACAGTGACTCATCAAACACTATGAACCGCCTACGGCCCATTGAGCTAATTAGATAAACCCTTGTTATTAGGTCAATTATAGCACGTAGTGTTCCACCGTTCGCGTGGTCAATGTTTCTCCAGTCACACCACTCCCCATCAATTTCCCTTCGTGAAAGCATGGTTGCTTTCTTTGTTCTACCCCTGTTGTCAATCTCGATCTTGAACTCGTAGTTTCTGTCTACAAAGATAGTCTTTAGACCACGGTTAATCAACTCAGTGTACTGGCTTAAACCATATGTTGATAGGATACTGATGAACTCTTTTAGTATCTCCATGCTTGTGCCAAGTACTTTAAGGTCTGTCTCAAGTGTGCTTATGTTGCTGTCACATTCAGCAATGGACTCAACGAATGATTCAATCGACTTAACTAAGGAATCTCTCTCCCCATCCAATCTGTTCACTGAATCAGATATAGCCTGGAGACGCTTACTCAACATAGATTGAGCCCTCACTGTACTTCGCAACATTTCCACTGAAGAACACAACCACAGGGAAAGCAGTTGAGGCTATAAAGTCAGCCTTGGCCCTGCTAACAACCCTAATGTAATAGCTGTAGTTCATCTCTATGTTGTCAGCAATACTTGTTATAGTAGTGTTTAAATCATAGTCAAGCATGTTTATCTTCTTCATGAAGATGATCCGCTTGAACTCCTCACGAGTTAACACCTGCACAACACACATCCCATCGTCAGTCTTGGTAAGAAATAGATCAAGGCCCTTGTTACTGCACCAGATGTTTAGCTTAACAAACTTCTGGGAAGGACACTTTACACTTGCTATTGCGTCCTTAAGTGACTCGAACTTTCTTCTGACAACCATTAGTCTTCCTCTTCACCGGCTATCTTGGCAGCAGCCTGTTTGAGGTTCTCCTCAAGAACTGCCATCCTAGCCTCAATCTTTTTCTTAAGATCCTCGTACTGCTTCTGGAGTGTCTCTGGGGATAAGCCAATACTGTTAATCTCAGCATCAATGTCTTTCAGCTCTGCCTCAAGAGACTTCTTGCGTGTCTCGTACTCAACAGACTTACGCTTTAGCTCCTCGATGTTCTCACTGCACCTTAGGTAGCGTTCCTGTAAATTCATTTTATAGCTCCTAATCTATTTTCCGCAGAATGGACATGTGTCAAATTCGCTCTTAACAGCTTCTTCCTCTTTGAGTTTAAACAAAGTATCCTCTAACTTGGAAGACATCGCTGATATAGTGACTAGCTTTACTTTTCTTAGTTGTAGTAATGATTCCATCTGTGCACATTTATCCACATCTGACTTGCTCACAACCAGCTTCACACTCGCAGCACTACAGTATTCCTCCAGCCTTTTAATGGAGTTTCTAAGATCCCTGGCTTTAAGTACCAATCTATACTTTGAATCAATATTCTTTAACTCGTCAATATCCTCAACTACAACACCCTGCTTCTTAACAAAGAAACTAACTATCTTTGTACATGTTGCAGCCGTGTCAGTCATTGAGGAAAGCTTACCCTCAGTAGTAGTGTGTCTTTCCAATAAGCTACTCATTGTGTCAAGTCTGTCTACAGACATAGAGAGCTTGCTTACCTCATTTTTTATGCTATCAATATCAGAGAACAACTGCAGCTTATCAGTGCTTGAAGCTACATACCCTGATAGCATCTCCTTCTTCATATACTCATTAGAGCATGCTTTCTGAACTGCCTTTAGATCATCCCCAACCTTTTTGAGCATCTCCTGGTATTTCTCTCCAGAGAATATACTGGAGAGTATCTCGAACTTATGCGTGTCTGGGCGATTTACAACAAGGAACTGCTCCATCTGGTTCCAGAAGTTAAGGTAGAAATCACCCACACTTGTGGTTAGAGGGAGCAGTCCTTCCTCAACAACACCCTCAAAATCAGACTTCCCAAGCTTTCCGTATTCACCGCTTGGAAGAAGGTACTCTCCACCCTTACCCCTAGACTTCTTCCAAGCGAACTTAAAGTCATCATTAAACTTTAGTGCTACGCTGCAACCGTTAACACCCTGCCTAATGAAGTCATCACCGAGCTTGTTGTATATCCCATACTGCATAGCTCTTACAACTGAGGACTTACCGTTATCGCCAGAACCAACCAGAAAGGTCAGACCATCTATATCAAGCCTGGTCTGACCGATGATTTGAAAGTCCTTGATGAATACTTTAAGCACTACTCTACTCCGTGCTTCTCTTTCAGCAGATCTAGAATCTTGTTCATGTTGTCATTAAAGTACTTGTACAAAGCAGTCCTACTCTTAAACTTAATGATCTTGTCTTCAAGCAAGCAGTGCAGCTCGTAAAGCTTTTCGTCCTGCTTCAAGTACCCGAACTCAGTCAGTGCAGCTGTCAGTGACGCAAGTGGATCAAAGCCATGACCATAGATAATAGTTGACTCAACCTTCTTACGTGGTGCCGTCTTGTTCTTGTCAAAGATGAATGAAATGTCTGCACCATACACAGTTGTATCTGCGTGTGATAGCTGCTTCTTAACACGTAGTTCTACCTGAACATCAAGAGCGAACTTCAGTGACTTTGCCCCAGCTGCTTCCTCTGTACGAGCCCCAGGAGGAGCGAAGCCAAAGTTAAACTTGGCCCGCATCTGCTGGATCCACAGGATACCAATGTCACGACTACGCCACTGACTGTTGTACTTCATCTGAATATTTGATGTCAGCCGTGACTTCAAACCTGGCTGGATATCCTGGATGTCACCGTCGCAAACCTGATCCGGTACAATGTCAGATTCGCTATCAATAACAATGAGTCCAAGATTCTCCATGTCCAGATATGCATCTGCCATGTTCTGGAAGTCCGTGTAAGTATGGACATCCTGGTGAAGAAAGAACAGGGTACCCTCATACTGAGTAAGACCGAAATTCTCAATCAATGACTCAACTAGAGAGTTCTCGAAGTCCATGTAGACCACAGCATAACCAGCGTCACAATATGCCTTACAGATGGCAAGGGCTACGTTTGTTTTACCAACACCCTCACGGCTGTATAACATAACCTGCTTGGCCATTGGGTAACCACCACCGAAGCCATCATTCAGTGCCTTGTCCGTCAAAGGAATACGTCTGCACTGTAGACGGGATGGGTACTTAGCAGCCATCTTCTTGTAGATATCAGCCCCACTCTTACTAATAGTGTCAGCACTCTTCTTTGCCATAGTATCTCCTTACTTGGTGAACATCTCTTTCATGACTTTACCTGGACGGAATGAAACCTTTGAACGTGCTGGGATCTCAACTGATTCACCAGTCTTGGGGTTACGACCCTTACGAGCCTCATACTTCTTTACTTTGAATACACCAAAGTTACGGAACTCCAGGGTGTTGCCTTCTTTTAGATGCTCCATCATAAGTTCCATGAAGCAATCAATAACCGCCAGAGTCTGAGACTTGTCTGCACTTAGCTTCTCTGCAACTGCGTCTGCTAATGTACGCTTCTGAACATTTTCTGCCATTGTATTCTCCTTTGGTACAGTAGTACCGTTTTATTCCTCAAAGAACTCTTCAAGCTTCTTGGGTGCTTCTTCCTTTACAACCTCTTCAGCAAGGGCCATCTGTGGCTCGCCATGGTCACCGCTTGTACTAGCCTTGGACCACTCCTGAACCTCATCCCAATAACCCTCACAAGCCTCAATTACTTCCTTGCCAACAAATGCTTTCTTACCAATCTCCACAGCGTCAAACTTCTCAGGCAATGCCAATGCCGGTGAGGTTGCATACTTGTTGTACTCCTCAGAGATCTTGACACGCTCACCTGGCTTCAGTGGGCACCAGAAACAGTATGGTGCAAACTTGCGGCTAAACTTGCGCTCAAGTGTACGACGAAGATTTGTGTCATAGCTACTCACAGCCGACTGCAGTGTACGACCCTTAATGCCTGATACAGTGATCATCAAAGGACCATACTTCCACAGATCCTCGTTCTTAACAAGAACGACATAGCGGGTACGACCACGGAGATTCTTCTTACCAGCATCCTTGATACCCTCGTCGTAGCTCTTGTAGAAGGTGCGCTTGTCCCCACCCTTTGAGAACCAGTCAAGACGGTAGCCAATGATTGACACCATAATCTTCGGGAAGCCTAGACCAACCTGACTGCTACCATTGTCGAACGTGATCTTATTGAGCTTACGTGATGGAGTAAAGCCGAAGGGGAACTGTTCCTCAGGCAGAAAGAAACCTCCTAGATTCTGAAACGAACCCATAGCAGCCTTAGGATCTGGCTCAACCCACTGCATGAACTTGTACAAAGGACCCTGGCCAGCGGACAGATCATGTGCCTCGTTAGTCTGTGCGCCAAGGAAGTTCAGATCCTCTACATCATCAGACACCACAGGCTTAGCCTTAGGTGCAGGAGCAGCTGGCTTCTTTGTAGCTGCAGCGACAAAAGCATCCTGCTCTTCCTCCTCTTCTTCAACAACTTCTTCCTTAGGAGCAGCCTTTACCGGAGCAGCTTTCTTAACTGCCTTAGGAGCTGGCTTCTCCTCCACCTCATCACTTGAACCAAAAATGTCCTCATAACTTTCTTCTGCCATACTCTATTCTCCTTTCAAGGTAAACATCTTTTTGACCATAGCTTCTTTGACCACATCGTTTAACAACAATGAGAACTTAGGCATAAATGGAATACCCATATCACGCCACCTGTTGTTTCCATGTGGCACATATTTATGCTTAGCAGCACGTATGATACATTCACCAATACCATTTAAAGGCAACTTGTGATTTGGGCTATTAATGGTTGCGTCAATGAGGCAAGCAACAACAAGTCCTATAATGGCGTATGCTGTGTCACCAGTAATGTTCAGACCTGTAAGGTGACGCACACCCTCTACTATCTGTGTACGAAGCAGAGACTGCTTCTCACCAACACGACCAACCCTGCCCATTAGCCTAACCTTGTGCTTGAGTTTATACTACGTAGAACTTCCACAACCTCATTGGCTGTCTTCATCTTCATACGAATAGTATCCTCCAGCATCTGAAACAAGCTGAGGTACTGATCCATTCTATGTCTAAACGTAGAGGTAACTACCTTAGGGAGATCAGGGGGAGTAACCATCATCTCCCTGCACCCATAGGAATTGTAGCGAAGCTCAGCAAACTTGTTCTGTAGCTTGATAAGTATGTCTCCATACTTGTGCAACTCTTCCCGCAAGGATGCAGGCGAGTTCATCAAGGTGTTGAAGGCAGTCAACTCTGGAATCGGATCAGTCTCGTGAACCGATTCCAGGTATTCTTCAACCCTAGCGTAAATCTCTAATAGATCGTTCTCTTCCATACATACATTATACCACTAACTCCTTCAGCTTTAAAGCCCTTGACACTGGATTCTTATGCTTACCACTGAAGATGAGACAACCATTGTAATAGCTAAGACTTGTACAAAGCTCGTGGAGGTCCTCTTTAGCTAGCTTACTGGGGTTAAACGAGTAAGGTATACACACTGCCGAGCAGCTTCCAATAATAGGTACATTAGACTTAACAGCAGCATCTACCATAATACCAGCTGACTTGAATTCAATGATAGGCTGCATGTGCCGGAACAGCAAGCTTGGGTCTGTGCTACCGGATGCCTTGATATGAAGAAACAATGGTACGTCACGCATCACCCTGGAGATATTAGCATATAGTGACTTGTACCCAATATCATCAGTAATGTTATTGTCTGCAGCAAGGATGAACGTTCGGATCCCACAGTACTTAGCTGCACACAGTGCTGAGCGCACATTGGCTAGGTGATGTGGTTCCTTACGTGAGTCGCAAACAAGGTCATAGTCTGAGGCACTAAATACAACCTCGATACCATTCTGCCCCAAACTGAGTATTTTCTTTTTTAGTTCATTCAGTACTGAAGGGTTCTTCAGGCTATGATCACATGCTTTGATTTCATGGACACATACAGTTGCGCCAACTTCCTTACAAGCGGACACACAATCTCCGCTGGCAATATCCAACTCTACCGCTAGTTTCATATTCCCACCCCTGTTTTTTAGTTCGCATCAAAGGGTTATCTACTGTAACACTTTGAAGGAGAGCAACTTAGTCTTAGATAACAACAAAGTAGAGTTAAAAAACTGCGCTTGTTATTATCTTTAGCTTTATTTTTTATTATTACTATTATAGTTTAGTAAGTAGAAAGAATAATATATATAGTAACTAGTATTCTGATCTACTTCAACTAACCTTTGATGCCCTCCTTAACTTTCTCTTGGTGAGATTACCCCACCGGCTCGTTTGTGGACCACTGCGGATCCATACGCGGTACAGTCCATATTGTACCTAATCATTCATTCTATCTTGTTATTATCTATAGCTATAATTATTATTATTACTATTATAGTCGTCGTCTGCCTACCCAATAAGAAGTGACTAATGCCTTAGCCAACCTTTATTGTAAATGTTAACTAGTAGTATGGTCGCGTGAGGTAAATACATAGTTACAGGTAGCTCGAGATTATCGTGTCCTTTGGGATCATTGATAACCTCATGTGGTTTGAAGTACTCTCAGGTGTTGATCGGTTACTTCGCCCCAGTCAGGATAAGCCACTCCATTAGAACATGTACACAGCCCCACATCTGACCCCTTCTGGTTTTAGTTGTTTGCTGCTCCCTTGTTAACCACCCTCTTTCTTAACCCTGGCCGCACGGCATGCGCACCAGGTAGTCTATTGCAGATATGCGAGTATCACCTTTAGTTCAAGCGGTATCTCGCTATTTAAGTGTATAAGGTTGTTTGCAAAGTCCTTCGGTTTCTTCATACGTCCTGAGGCTTTGCGCACAGATTTTCTATATCTTCCACGCATGTCTTGCTTTATGTCTTTGTACTTTGCTGCCTTCTCTAGAAACGTTAATAGTGATGCTAGAGAGTACGCTGCACCAAACTTATAACTACATGATAGATAGCTAGATATGAACTCCTCTTTGGACTTGGTGTACGTGTCAAACAAAGAGAAGATCTCATCCTTTGTTTCAAGTAGTTCTATTTTCCATTTCTTAAGTACTAATGATTCCTTGATGAACCTCTCGTAGGTCTTATTATCTAAATTTTTGATCAGCTCAAACTTCTTTGTGTACTTCTTATGTATGGCCATACCCAGCTTTGTCTTGATATAGTTGATCATGATGTCTCTTGAGTCTAGATCTACATACCCAGAAGACACACCATCATTACATATTATGATAAGATTGCTTTCTCTGTCCCTGTTGTCCTTGATAATTGACATTATGTAACCCATGTTAGGAGTGTAGTTTAGTACAGTATCATGACACGAAATGTCTGCTAATGTGTACGCTAGTAGACACTTTGGGTACAGGTAGGGTATGAAAGACTTATTGGATACCTTTATAAGCTCAATCATTGCCTACAACTAGCTCCAGCAGTCTCTTCTGAAAGGGTGCTCTGTTCGCACTCATGATGAGCTTAGTAGTAGCATACTCAACCTTTGAGCAGGACACTGGTGGAGCAGACTCAGCTTTGTAGTCTATAGTTTTTTCGTCGCTCATCTCTGTACCTATCCATGAAGTTTTGATTTATGATGCAGTCAGACTTTACCTTGTCTTCATCAATGCGGATAAATACTGGATCCGCTAGTTCACCGTTGGTCTTGAACTTGGTGCCATCAAGCTCTATCACTGATCCCTTTAAGTCACAGTTGAAATCATACCATTTGTGACTTGTCTCAACCTGGAACAGATGTCTTAGCTCTCTGCCAACTTTTAGGGTGCATAGAAACTGATCTTTTTTCAGTACACCATTTGATACATTCGTATAGATTCTTAGGCCGTTAACGTGATGATGTTTATTATATAGAGGGGAATCAATGTAACCAAGTACACCACTTCCAGTTATGTCTGAGAAGCTGAGCTTTCTTTTAACACAGACACCCTTGTTACGAGTGTTGTCGCTCAGGTACGATTTGTATAACTGCTTTGCTATGATACCATTATAACCTAAACTGTGCGCCTTTGATACAAAGGATAACTTTTCTTCTTTTTTGGTGCAACGCTTACTAACCATACACGGTATAAGTGAGTGACACATATCCTTGTACACAGCATCAGTATAGCGGGTTCTCTCTATGTAGGGCTTGTTAGCTATCAAGGATCTATTAACTACGAGTGTGTCAAGTATATTTACCTTGGACCGTACTTTACGTGGAGCACATGTAAGCATAAACTTGGTGTACTCAGACATGTCAGAGAACGTACCTTTAACCCTGTTGTCCATCTCTGATGGGTCAATAAGCTCAACCTCAACTCTGACATCAAGCACTAGACCTTTGATGCGTTGGTTATGCAACAAAGGTAGCCTGGGATTTACCGTCTCACGTAGGAGAGATACGTTACCTATTCTATCTCTGAGTAATAAACTAAATCCTTCTCTGTCATACACTAAAAAGCCACGTAGTCCATCCATGTTGTACTCAAATGCCCAAGTATCCTCATAGACACCATCTTGGCATTTCTTGTTCATCTCATAATAGGAGTAGCACAGCATTGGGCTAGTCAGATGGGCGTACTTCTTGTAGGAGCTTAGCTCTGGATGGCTGTTCAGCTCATCTGTAACAACGCAGGACAGCTTATCATGCATTGACTGGCACTGGCTTAGGTCAACATTATTGAGCCTCGCAATTGTCTCAATTTCAGTTGTGCTAAGCGTCTTGATCATAGTCCTATCCTCTATACATATTATACCACAACCACACTTTGTTTTCTATTCTGCTTTATTTCTGATATACTCTGGAGTACAATGTTAATAACAGGAGAGTCAAATGAAATTTCACTATGAGTTCAAGATGGACATTGAGAAGCTGGTTGGTCTTAATGTAGCAGAAATGCTTATGTACCTAGGGCTTCTGAGTCAGCGAAACTCTGGGTACTTCAAGGAACATCAGATGAAGCTTGGTAGCAGTGTCATGCTTAGCGAGCGTAGTGGCGAGCGCATGAACAGTGTTGAGACGCGTATTAAGGAACGCCTAGCAGTTCTGGAGAACTACGAGAAGCTCCAGGAAGAGGTTAGTTCATTGCGGCAGAAGATTGCCATTATGGAGAGCGTTCCTAATGAGCAGGGTGAGATTGATGTTATGGTTACACCCATTACAGCTGTTGATATTAATGCTCAGAACAAGTCACGTTTGATGAAGTCAGGGATTGCCACAATTGGTGATGCAGTTAAACTGGGGAGAGCAGAGCTGGCTAAGATCCCCTACTTCGGTAACAAAGGGATGATTGCTCTTGAAGCGGCGTTGGTTAGATTTAAAGTCGTACTTGAACCTTAGGAGACAGAGTATGCCAAAGAAGATTAAGGCTGATGTGTGCCCTGTGTGCTTCCAGCCTAAAGGACGTTTGCGTAAGAAAAATGCTCAGGGACATGTTGTGGCATTTCACACCAAGTGCTGGGACGAGTATGTTGAAATGAGTCCTGTCAGGGGTTTTAAAGTAGCTTACACTGATGCAGATTAAGGACGATTCGGCTAGTGGTGATGCCGCCTGACTGTAAATCAGGTGCCTTGCGCTAAACTCGGTGGTTCAAATCCATCATCGTCCACCATAATTTACTAGGAGATTCTTATGGACTACACTGAATACAATGTTGAAATGATGGATGATTGTATTTCAATGGTAGAGCTTAGAGACAACTGTGTGCTAACAAACAAGAAAGCATTATACGGTTGGATTAGACAATTTAAGGACACTAAGGTTAATGAAATTTATTGGGTTAAAAAGCTAAGAAACAATACTACAGGAGAGACTACTTTTGCTAGGGTTAACTATGAAAGTATTGCTCAATGAGTAAGAAATGTCCTCAGTGCGGAAGTAGTCATTACATTACTACATTGATGGGTTTTATTAACTGTAGAAACGAGAACGATGTTAACTGTTGTGACTGTGGGTGGTCTGGTAAAGCGTATGAGCTAAAGCTAGACGATGACTTACTATGCACATGCTCAACTGGTTCTTGCAACAAGCATGGCAGATCTATTAGATCAGAGGTAAGACGAGAGCTGGATGAGTCATGGCAGAGAATGATAGGTGGTTAAATAATGACTTGGTAGTGTAACCTGGTAACACACCAGTCTCCAACACTGGTAATCTGAGTCCAAATCTCAGCCGAGTCGCATTTAAAAGGAACTGTTTATGTCAAGACAGCAGAAGAGTAAGAGAGCACGTAGCGAGGAGAGAGCACTAAGATTTATCGAGATGGAGACAGGAGAGTTGTTTGGTACATGGCATAACACTTCTCATATATCTGGATGGAAAAGACAGAGGGGACGTAGAACAACCAAGGGTATGCGTGGTATAATTAAGTAGAGGACAGGACATGGAGCTTAGGCTCATAAAGATAGTAGACAAGGTATTCTCTGCCAGGAAGCTACTTGAATCCTTGGGTGTCAGGATTTATGGTAACAATGTATTCCTGTGCCCTTTCCATGATGACAACCACAACTCAGCGAAGTTCTACGAGGATGCTAACAACATGTATTGCTTTGCTGAGCGCAGGGTCTACGGATCTTATGATATGCTTAGACATATGGAGTTCTCTGATAAAGATATATTCCTCCAGTTGAAGAAGTCAGGTAAACTTGGTACAATAATAGAAGAGAAGAAGCTGGACAAAGTTGATCTGGATATGGATTTCATAAAGGACTTACAGAAGAAAGTATTGCTGAAGAAGCTTACAATGAATCAAGCTTGTAAGCTTATAAAGGAGAAGAGCATCCATGTTTGCGAAGTACACCCCGATGTACCTGAAGAATCTTAAGCCACTCATTGCTCAAGATAAAACCCAGTATATTATGCTCAAGGATGAGGATTCCATTAAGGCTGTGTGTAAGCAATACATGTCATTGCCTGAGGCTCAGCGTATCATTGCCATTGATACAGAGACCACTGATCTTAATCATAAGCTTGCTGGCCTTGTAGGCATCTCACTATGCTTTACTCTTGACAAAGCATATTACATCCCGATCTCCCATAAGGTCGGTGAGAACTTCACTGACTTCAATAAGTTCAGCAAGTTCTTTAACAAGATGCTATATGCAAGTTCAAAGGTTCTGTTCTTCAATGCAAGGTTTGACATGCGTATACTGAGGGAGTCCAGCGGACTTGATCCATTTAAGGTTAAGTACTTCGACACACAACTCCTGGTGTGGAACGCTGATACAAACGTTAAACGTCTTGGTCTCAAGTGGTGTATGGAGAATATTCTCAAGTGGAAGTTTCAGAACTTTGAGGACGTTGTTGGTGATTCACATGATATCTCCTACATTGACTCAAAGGATGTGGTGTCCTACGCTAGCATGGATGCTGCTGCCACGTTCCAGATCTGGGAGATGTTCAAGGGTCTATACGAGAAGCAGCTCAAGACCGTGGTTGACCTTGACAATGCCTGTCTGCTTCCTTTGATGGTTGAGGAGGAGGGGCTCATCCCAGTTGACGTTGAGCTGCTCAAGAGCTACAAGCCTGAGCTTGAGAGCCGCATGGCACGTCTGGAAGAATCAATCTATGAGTCAGCTGGCTCCAAGTTTAATATTGGGTCAACCAAGCAGCTCATTGAGGTATTCAAGAAGCTTGGGATCAACACTGGGCAGGTTACAGACAAGGGTTCAATGTCAACAGGTGAGGCAGCACTTGTCCCGCTGCAGAAGGACTACCCGTTCGTTGCCAGTATCCTTGAGGTACGTGGTCTCAAGAAGCTTATGGGAACCTACGTTGACACGTTCATTGAGGAAGCAGAGAAGCACAATGGCGGGGTGTATTTTAACTACAAGGTAACTGAAGCTGCCACTGGTCGCCTTGCAGGTGGTGGTGACAAGCTCAATAGCTTCTTTGCCAGCATCAATTGCCAGAACATGCCTAAGACACCTCCTACACGGTACAAGCTGATCAAGGGTGGTCCCATCTTCGGGTATGGCTATAAGGATGTAGGTCACGATGATGACTACGACTTTGAGGCACTGAGTCTTAAGAACTCCATTCGCCATGCCATCAAAGCTAAACCTGGAGAACTGTTCTTCCATGGTGACTTCGCTGCCCAAGAAATTCGCCTCATAGCAAACCTAACTGGTTGCAAGATGGTTGACTTCATCCAGAATGGTTTAGACATCCATGAAGAGACAGCAAAGATGCTCTTTGGTGCGGAGTACGAAACAGATAAGAAGAAGTATCGTACCATTGCTAAGACCATTAACTTTGCGGTTGCTTATGGTGGCGGGGCTGGCACTGTAGGGTCTAACCTTGGAATCTCACGTGAAGAGGCCCAGGTTATCGTTGACAAGTGGTGGAGTGTGTACCCTGAGATCAAGAAGTGGAACGCAGGAGAAGTTGTGAAGGCAAAGAAGTGCGGGTACGTCAAGACATACTTTGGACGGCAGCGTTGGGTTCATGAGGACTTGGCTAGTGAGGACAGGCGTGGTTATGCAATGCGTACCATTATTAACTCGCCTATCCAGGGTACAGCAGCTGACATCTCCAAGCTGGCCTTGCATCGTATCCACAACAATGTCCTCATGACCAATGAAGACATCAAGCTTCTTCTGTGTGTGCACGACGAGTTTAACTTCTCCGTGCCAGCTGATCCTAACCGCTTCCTTGAGCTGGCAAAGATGGTCAAGAAGAACATGGAGATCAGTGTCAAGGGCTGGAAGCTGCCAATGACTGCCGACTTCACGGTTGGCACAAGCTATGCCGATGGAGTTCCAGTTGAGTTCGATGGCGACAAGATTATCCTTTGTGGCAAATACGAGGTGGAGATCTAGACCATGGGAATGTTTGATTATGTAAAGGTTAATATTAATGCTGTCCCAGGATCACTTCGCCCACAGTTTTCAAGGGTAGTAAAAGATCCTAGGTGTAAAGGTGAGTTTCAAACAAAGTGCACAGAGTGTCATATGAATACGTACAGAATAAGTGCAGATAGGACTCTTTTTATATCTAAGTGGAATCACGATCTTGAGGTTTACGTAGAGAGTGCATGCGATTACACTGGAGACATTGACTTCTACACTGGTACAGATAGATATGGGTGGGTGGAATATAGAGCATCTTTTGATAATGGTAATCTAGTTAAGTTTGTCAATACTCATATTGGGAGCGAATAGATATGATTACAATACTTGAGACAGTAGTTGGCTCAACACTTCATGGCATAGCTGTCAATGATGGTCTTGAGGACACTGACTACATGGGTGTCTGCATTGAGGATAAGAAGAAGCTCATTGGCCTTGCTGAGTGGAAGGGTACAATTGTAGAGCGTACTAAGCCGGAGGGTGTTCGCAGTGAGGCTGGTGATGTTGACCGTGTAACCTATGGGCTTCGTAAGTACCTTCGCCTAGCTCTAGGCGGTAACCCGTCAGTACTGCTTCCATTGTTTGCCCCAACACAGTTCATTACCCAGTGCACAACAGAGGGTGACGAGCTCCGTGGCCTAGCCAGTAAGATAGTGTCAGCAAAGATCAGGACTCCGTTTATGGGCTATGCACGGCAGCAGCACGAGCGTATGCTGGGACTAAGAGGCCAGCGCAATGTAACAAGACCAGAGCTTGTTGATAAGTATGGTTATGACACAAAATATGCATCCCATATCATTCGTCTATGTATACAGGGGATGGAGCTGTTATCTTGCGGTAAGCTGTCACTGCCAATGGCTGAGCCTGATGCTAAGTTCCTACGCGGTATTAGAAAGGGAGCACTTAAGCTCGGTGAGGTGTCAGAGGTTATCCTGGACTATGAGAACAAACTTGCTACATGCCCAACAATGCTGCCAGCAGAGCCAGACTATGAATTCGTTGAGAACTGGATGACGGACAAGTATATGCACTATTGGATGAACGACGGAGAGTAATCATGACTTATTGCCCTCACTGTAAACAGGAGAAGGAAGACACAGAGTTCCCTAAACGTAGAAGTAACTATAAGGCTAGGAATAAAACAAGGGGTAGGATGTGTAGGAGATGTCTTAATAGGAAAAGCAGGGAGCGTGTACAGAAAAATCCGGAGCGCATCAAAGAGTACCTAAAAAAGTATCGAGCTGCTAATCTAAAAAAGATGAAAGAAGCTGCTCGTAAGTATTACGAGGAAGGAACAACGGACGCAGAAGGAAACAAAGTTAAGTTCAAGCATAACTATACCAAGAGGCACAGTGTATCAATGATTAAGTACTGCGCCAAGAGAATTGGTGTGGAGTTATGCAACCTCGACTTAGACAAGCTAGCACGTATAGCTAAGAGGGAAAAGACGGAGGCTATGGGTGGAACTATTTAAGTGTGGGGCTTGTGATAACATGCTGTCTAGTGAGTTATTTAGGTTTAAAAAAAGTGGTAACAAAGTTTACAAGGAGACTATTTGCAGGAAGTGCAGAAATCATAGGGAAAAGCTGCGGAGGATAGCTAACAAGGACGAGGTAAATGAAGCGCAAAGGAAGTACATGGCTGAGTACAGAAAAACTGAAGCCTTTATAAAGTCACAGGAGAAACTTAAAAACAGTCCAAAGTACAAAAACTATATTAAGGACTACCAAAAGAAGTACTCCAAGAAAAAGGCTTACTCCTTCAACATACTAAAGTGGAGCGCAAGGAAGCTTGGCATAACACTTTGTGGATGTTGCATTAGGAAGATGGAGGAACAGGTTGCCAAGGAGAAAGCTAATGGGTAAGAAACTACCAACGACACCACGTTCACGTGTCCGCGCCGCGCTCCGTCAGCTGTGGCTCCGCAGCAGGGAAAGAGCAAGTGCAGTTAAGCGTGAGCACAACACATGTCAGCGTTGTTCAAAGAAGGGGTCAGTTGCCAAAGGCAAAGAAGTTAAGATAAACGTGCACCATACCAAAGGGATATGCAACTGGGATGCTGTTATTGATCATATATTCAAGGAGATATTGTGCAATCCTGCTGCGCTCGAGGTACTCTGCGTTGAGTGCCACGACAAAGAGCATCATAAGACACCTTAGTTATACACTTGGTTATCTAGACTTCAAGGAGATAACCACATGGCACGTATATGGTTAGACGCAGGGCATAGCGGAGTACAGGCTGGCAGTGATCCAGGTGCAGTCAAGTTTATCAAGGAAGCTGCAGCTAATCTAACTGTATCCCTTGAAGCTGAGCGTCTACTAACTGAAGCAGGGCACACAGTTGGCATGACACGTAGAAGCGATGCATCAATTATCTCCTTGAATGACCGCTGCAAGCTAGCCAATGCTTTCAAGGCTGACTACTTCATCTCGATCCATCATAATGCTGGCGGTGGTGACGGCTATGAGATCATTCACTCGATCTATCACGGCAAAGGTCTTGACCTAGCCAAGTCAATAAGCACTGAGTTCAACAAGCTTCAGAACCCACATGGCACACATGGCATCTATGACAAAGAAGGCCGCAACGGAGATTACTTTGCTGTCATCCGTGACACACACATGCCAGCCATTATCACTGAGTTCGCCTACGTTGACAACGCAAAAGATGTTCAGGCTATTGACTCCAAGGAAGATCTACTGCTAGAAGCTAAAGCCATTGTTACTGGCACCCTTAATTATCTAAAGAAACTAAATGAGGGTTCAGCAAAGGATTCCTTGAAACAAGCCAAATAGTGTGGTATAATAGTAGTAGACAGCACATAGAGGAGATGGATAATGTTACTCAAACTGGCCTATTGGTTAGTTTATAAGTCACTTGTTATACTCGGTTTAGACAACTGGTATAACAACAGTGTTCATGTTACTCTGCGTATGTCCATCCGTGATCTGTGTTATCACTTTGAGAAGAGGATGCTTATATTCTCTTACATGATAATAGGTTATGCTATCATGGCTTTTGTCTGTGTGTTCAATATAATTATAGTGTCTATCTTTAGAGTATCATTCCTGGGGTTCTACTATGCAGCATGCTTCCTTATGTCTTTCATTGAGAGCATAGTGAAGATCAGATATGGAATTCAGATGATGGGGATAAAGGAGATGTCCACGTGGTATACAAGACAGGTGACTTGTCAGAAGCCAGCTATCTAAAAGCAAAGGGTCGCAAGATTGTTGATGTAATCTTCAAAGGTAAGAAAGCTACATTTCTATTTGAGGATGTTGATGAGATGTGTCGCAGCTTGATTATGGAGTACATCAATGGTGATGCAATGGTTAACGCCAAGTGCATGATGGATGCACAGAGGGGACTTAAGGATCTTATCTTTACACACAGCCGAAGCTAATGTTAAAAGAGCAGGAGGATGGGATAGTCCTGAGGTTTCAGTACCAGGATCAGCTGGAGAGGTTTCTTGAGGAACTCCAGTTAATACCTGGTAGTAGGTTGGACAGTCTAGGAGAGCACATTGAGGAAGTCATGGAGATTTGTGCGAGACTGAAGATAGATTATATCTACAAGGAGAGGATAGGATGAAGGTTGATGACATTGTTACAAGGCTCAAAAAGAAAGCACTAAAAAGTTCATGTCATTACTCTATAGCGGCCATCGGTTTAGATTATAGGAACAAGCCTATATGTATTAAGTTTAACCATCCTAGGTTCTCCCGCAAGGGTGGTGGTATGCATGCAGAGCTTAACGTTATGCGTAACTCACCCAAGTCTTTGCGGAGAATTATTATATGTCGTATGAATCTCAATGGGGAGACTCTCCCTATTGATCCTTGCTCTGTGTGTCTTGCTAAAGCCAGAGAGTTGGGGGTTACCATTGAAACACTCAGATAAGTTTGACCTAAAGGAATTCTTAGATTACATGGCATTGGTGGGTATGTCGTTGGTTCTCACAGCTATCACAATGGCTTGTATTCTTTCAGTTATATCAGTAGGTTATGTCGTACTCACAGGAGACTACGGTGGCTAACTTTATCCTAAAAGTTATCTTCTTTGTTCCTATAGCTGTCAATGATTGGATGCATAGAGTGCTCTGTAGGTTCACAGTCAATCAGTATGGTCGTGCATACTTTGCTCTATATTATGATATCCTTGATGCAATAAGTGGTTGCAAATTGAAGGAAGAACGGTTAAAGCAACTGTTTTCTTATACACGTAAAGGTAGTAATACTTATTAAAGGAGACTGCCAATGCGTCTAGATGAAGCTGTTGCCTATGTGAGAAGTGAACTAGCTCTTTTGAATTACTTCCCTGCTGCCTCAGTTGCTTTGATTGAGAGTGGCTTGGAAATCCTAGAAGATCTTATGGGAGCTCCTCAGCTATATATCAACACCTATAACTCAGACACACTTACTTGTAATGTGTCACAGCCCCTCTATACTCTTTCAGGCCAGACATATGTATCGGTTAATGATGCCACTGATATGACCAGTGACTTCTCAGCTAATGCAACTCTTTCAGCTGTGACATACTCACTAGGCACTGCAGTAAAGATTGTTGCCCAGTTCTCTGCACCTGTTGCAGATGCTACAGCAATGATCTATTCCTCAAATGCACTGTACAGTCGTTCAGGTGATTCATATGTTCCAGTAGCAGCTACATTTACAAACAACGCATGGATCATAGGTTAACTAAGCAGTAAGGTGGTACAAGCATGAGAAGTCATGAACGTGCCCTCCTCCGCTTTATTCGTGAAGCGGAGGAGGCCGATTTTAATCAAGGTACTCCAGAATCAGCTCCCCCACTTCCGTATGATAGGGAGCCTGTGTTCATTGTAAACATCAAGGAGTACGATGAAGTAGAAGCAAACGATGAGAAACACAACGGCATCTATGTTGGTGCAACTCCTGAAGATAATGCAAAACTAAAACAGATCCTCAAAGGCAAGCATGTACTGCAGGGTGACTTTGATACATCTACCAGTAAGATTGTCTCCTTTGAGTTTAATAAACTTGCTAACCTAAAAATATATGCAGCACGTAAAAACTTTGAAGTTATAAAGGTAGACAAGGATAACTACAATCCAGCTACAGCCAGGATTGCTATTGATCCTAAGTACTTGCGTGGCATGGCATCAGAGCTACGCAAGGATATCATTCAGACAGATAAAGAGGCTGGCATTGTCACACCTGAGTCAGCAGTTGCTGCAGTACCAGCACAGGCCCCAGCTGAGAGTGCACCTTCACTGGTAACTGGTGATGCTAACACAGAGCCAGCTAGTGAAGAAGCAAAGATATTCCTTCAGGCTCTAAAGCTATTCCTTGGTAATGTTAAGTACGTTCCAGAGTCACGCTTTGTTGGCAGGAAGTTCACAAGCTATATGTGTGAATGGTACAATGCACAGGCTGACAAGTGCTACTGTGACTTCCCTGACCCAACAAAGGCATCACATCGTTGTGGACTACCGGCTACCAAGTTGGCTATCTTTAAGTACTTGACACCTGCTAAGAAGTTCCACAGAGTTCCAAGTACTTTCTGTGACAAACACAATCAGGAGTTCATGGGTGAGGACTTTGTTAGCAGGTTTGAAGATCCAACCAAGATGTCTGCTCTTATCTTTGGTGAGCTTCAAGACAACAAGATCACCCCAACCTCTGCCCGTGGAATGACACCTGAGATAGCTGCTAATATTAAGGCAGGTATTACTGAGACCACGCAAGGTGAGTCAGCACCTCCAGAGAGTGCCCCTGCTTCAGCTGCAGCGGCTGCTGAAGAGATGTGGACACCAGAACCAGTAGAGTACACAGGTGTTCGTCCAAGTGGCTCATTTGAGTCCCAGGCCCACCCAGCGATGATTGATGGTATCACATGGGATGCATGGGTCAAGTTCCTCAATGGTAACCCAGACAAGATCAAGGTTGACATTCACTTGGAGGAAGCTATCACAGCTACCCCAGAGAACAAGAAACTCATTGCTGACTACGTTAATGAGATCAGGGCTGCACGTGACAAAGCACCCCAGGACTTTGATCTGTCAACACTAAATGGTAAGACACCTGAAGAGCGTGTACAGATTGTGTACCAGCTGTACAACAGAGCTCGTAAGGTTAACACTAACATGTCACGCAATGTTGTCAACGCAATCAACAGTATGCTGCCAACTCTAAGTGAGGATAAGCAGACATACATTAAGAGCATGCTGAAACAGGTTAAGGCAGACTTCCTACGCCGTCATCCTGATTGGCTAGCCTATGTTCTTATGCTACTTGATCCAACTCTTGGTATGATGTACTTTGCTTATCATCATATCACCAAAGGTGAGAACGTTCAGGAGATTTGGTTTGCAACTCCTGAAGCCAGAGACCAGGCTTCTCCAGTACTTGGTGGAGTTAAGGGATCACAGGCAAGCAATTATGCTTCTGACAAGTACCTTGTAACCCACGAGACTCGCAGTGAGTCCTCAAACACCAACAGTGGTTACGGGTATCTTCTCCGGCTTCACTTCAAAGAGAGCAAGCAGCAGGAGCGTGGTAGCACTCTTGAGTTCAAGAAAGAGATTCGTGACCGCTTGAACAAGGTTAACCTACGCTATGGCGTTAACTACATTATGCCTGATAACAGGTCAATCAACAAGATGTACGGTGTGTGGCGTGATTCAATTACCGAGAACTGGCAGTTTGTTATCCGCTTTGGTACACAGGGTGAAACTGCTACCTCAGGAGCAAACAGGTTCTTCACAGACAATCCTGTTGGATCAACAAGATTTGGCTACCCAGTCGTAGCTATCTATCCAAATGATGGTCCAGGTGTTCTCCCGTCAGATCCTAAGTTTGTAATGATTTATGAGTATGGTAAAGATCTTGGTACTGAAGATATACAGAACGTAATCAAGAACATCATTACTCATATCAGCACTGAGTATAGACGTACTCCACAGCATAGCAAGGACAAGCTTAATGGAGATCCATACAAGCTGAACTTGGATTTCTATGTTGACTCAACCACTTTGTCATTCAACCCACACAGCTTAAATGATCCAGTGTTCTTCAGACAGGATGCTCCTGCTGTGTCTTCAACTGCAGGTACCAACACACCACCTGCTCCAGAGTCTGCACCAGCTGGTACTCAGTAGTATGATGACACAGCGTGAAGTAAACGCTATTGCTGTCACAGTTCTCAACTTACTAAAAGGTAGCTTGAGTGACTTTGAGATCGACGTAGATCCTGGTGTGTTCAGCAGTGATAACTCTGAGTATCCATCCACAATCAAGCTGAAGAAGATTGGCGGTAATAGATTTAGAGTATCACGGTCAATAAGAAAACCTACCAAACCCCAACCTCCTGTTTAATTATACAACTGTAAGTAGTATAATGTTAAATAGGATGACAATGAACGAAGAACCTTGGTACTCTAAACTCAAACAAGCAAGTGCTTCTGATATGGAATCAATACTATCAGACAAGCACTCCTGTAAGTTTATCTCTGAGAACATTGATCAGGTACCAAGTGAACTTCTTGAGGAAGCAACACTGCGTGACCTTCTAGCAAAGTCAAACTCTGATATATCATTTCAACACAGAGCACTAACAGTAAAACAACTCAATGATCTATTTGTGCAGGATAATAACTCACTGTCATTCATGGGACTTGGTAATGATAATTCACTAACGTTCTCCATCACATCCAAGTCAACACCAGAAAATTCGTATACACAAAAACTAAGGTTGGCAAGTCTTGATGATATAGTTGATGACTACTTAACCAAGAACATTGATGTGCTTAAGCAGATAGTGTACGACGAGGAAGAGGAAGTAGATCCAGACAAACTGGTTGACGACCTGATTGAGCATGTCCTTGATGAAGCATCCAATGGTAACATTGAGGTTGATTGTTCCTGTCCCTCACAACGTTTCCTGGGGTTCAGGCATTTTCTAAACCAGGACGGTGCACTGTACACATCTCCTGGTGGTTCAAGGTTGAGCACTGACTACTTTGACCCATCTAAAGTTACAGGCCCACGCAGCAAACCAATTGAGATACTCAGAGCTCCTCGTGACCGTAACCAGAACTATGTGAGCACAGAGCCAGGACAGGCTCCAGTAAATATTGGATCAAAGGGTATTGTCTGTAAGCACCTGCACTTCCTGTTCACTAACTTTGCTGACAATCAGCCATACCGAGAATTCCTACTACGTGAGATAACAAAGCAAGCACACACCATATGGGTTATTATGGTGAAGAAGATTCGTGACCATATCAACGCTGCCCTTAAGCGTCCACTGTCTGCCAAGGAGAAGCTGGAGCTCAGCGTCAGCCTCTCGTTCTTGTCAGACGATGAAGCACAGCAGAGGCTAGCTGAGCTTCAGGGTAAGATCCCGCAAGAGGACTATCAGGAGCTACTGAATAATCTAAATAGGTTTAGAGAGTTTCAAGCTCAGCAGCAGGAGAAACCCTTTGACCAGTCCCTGTTTTTTGTGCCAACAGATCTAATCCCTGTTGACACAAGCATTGATTTTCTTCAGACAGAAGTTCCACCTGTTGATACTTCAATTGACTTTCTACAGCCAGAAGTTCCACCAGTTGATACAAGCATTGACTTCTTTGATCAGGGTGTTGCCCCAGTTGATTCTAGCGAATTGTTACAACCATATGAACAGCAACCACCTATGCCTGGGGAGTCCGTTCCTCCAGCACCAGTGGAGACACAAGTACCTGAGCCAGCTGAAGTTGTGCAGCCAGAGAAGCCTGCTAAGGTAGCTAAGAAACAGAAGCATAAAGTTGTAACTCCAAAGGAATATGTAGATATGGTGAAGGGTATTGCTAATCTTCCACGTAACCAGCAAGGCAACAAACTGCAGGATCTAAGCAGGTATATTTCCCAGGATGCAATTGCAGAGATAGCTAGCCGTGTTAAGGACGTGAATAGGGAACGTGACTTTGATGCATTAGCAGACAGACTGGTTGGGATGAAAGATGATGACAAGATAGCAGTGCTTAAGAATCTACAAGGTTTTGTTTCTCCTGAAGGTATTTCTAGTATACTAAGAAAGGTTGATGCACTAAAGGAGCGTGTATGAAGAAACCAGAAAGTGTAAACATCCTAAGCAGGGAGTACAAAGTTACATATCTGGATAGCATTGAGAAAGTAAACACCGAGGGAAGAGATCAGGCATTTGGTATGGCTAACTTCCACGAGCACACCATTAGGTTGTTTGAGGGTAAGATGGTTAAGCAGGAAGTGATGTCCACATTGATGCACGAGATCATTGAGATTATCTCAAAAGACCTGGAGCTTTGTCTGTGTGCACCTGAGAACCACAAAGACCTAAATACACTAGCCACTGTGTTAGTGGATACATTTATCCGTAATGGATGGATAAATATGACAGAGTGGAAAAGCAATCGAAAGGATAAGAAATGAAAGATCAGAATATTATTGTAATTGCAGATCTGCATTGTGGTAGCCGTAATGGTTTGACTCCACCTATGTGGCAGGACAACAGGGATCCTCTGTATCCTCTGCAGCAGGAAGGGTGGAAGTGGTATAAGAATGAAATTAAGACTCTTGGCAATATTGATATTTGTATTGCCAATGGTGACCTCATTGATGGTCGTCAGGAAAAAGATGGGAGCACTGGACTACTTGCTGTTGATCGTCTTGAACAGGCTAACATGGCAACCTATTGTCTGCGTGAGACAAAGGCAAAGCAGTTCTTCATTTCATACGGAACCCCTTATCACACAGGTAGTTATGAAGACTTTGAGAATGTTGTAGCACGTAACTTGGCTGGTAGTGGACTTAAGGTTGAGATTGGTGGCCACCTGTTCATTGACATCAATGGAGTGGTTCTCGATGTCAAGCACAAGACCGGAAGCTCCTCAGTCCCACATGGTCGTCACACCCCAGTTGCACGTGAAAAGCTATGGAATAAACTGTGGGCCTTGAAAAATGAGCAGCCAGATAGTAACATAGTAATTAGAAGCCACACACATTTCTTCGGGTACTGTGGCGACGATACATACCTGGCTTTCACTACGCCAGCACTGGAAGGTCTGGGTTCACGTTACGGAAGCAGGGCATGCACAGGACTAGTGGACTTTGGTTTCGTCCATATTAATATTGACAGGAAAGGACAGTACACATGGCAGGTTCACAAAGCAAAGTTAAAGGCTCAAAAAGCGCAAGTGTTAAAAGTTTGAGTTTACCCGTAGAAGCAATGCGGGCGTTGGAGGCATTGGAGGGAAAGCCCAATGCTAGGTCAACGTGCTATCCTGATTGGCACGATGATGTTATCATTAAGTTTTATGGTGTCAAAGATATTCAGGATATCTCTGAAGCTCTAGGTGGTCGTAGCAGGACGAGTATTAAGTCACGAGCTAATTCTTTGCGGAGTAACGGCTACAAGATTGCAATGTACGCTAACTCCGGTAAGGTTAATGTACCTGGCAAGTGATATTTAGTTGGTTTACTTATACATGTATTTAGCTTAACTAAATATACTGGAGGACGCTATGGAAACAAACAGTCTGCTGGATGAAGCAGAAGCATTGGTAGGCAAGCAGGAAGTCGTAACTGAAGAGCAGCCAGTGACTTCTGAAGATATCCAAGAGGTGTCATTTGAGGGCTATAAGTTCACTGACAATCCTTTTGAGATTGACTCTCTGTTTGAGCAGTGCTATGGTGTCAGCAATGCATCAGAGACTTTCCGTAATCTGTACATCAAGGAAGGCGACGAAACAGTTGATATTCGTGCAAGCCTTCATCGGTTCAGCCCTGCCGTGTTTGTTCAGGTTGCAAGCGAGAGCCTAGAGGAAACCAAGCAGTTCCTCTCTGACATGTTCGGCATGGGTGCAGTCAAGGAAAACATTGAGGTAGCAGAGCCAGAGGTAGCAGTGTTCGAATCAGAAGTAACTTCACTAGGCACAGCCACTTGGAGTGACACAGCAGAAGAGCCAGTCATTGCTCGTATCTTCTTTGACAATGCAGACATTGACATGGTTCAGACTCCTAATGGTATGATCACACGGGAAGATTATGATAGCTTTGAGATCAAGGAAGAGCTTGAACGTGAGCTAAGCTTTGATCGCCTCAGTGCACAGCTCCAGGATTGGCGTGACAAATACGGCTTGAAGGTTGCCAAGGAACACCGCATTGCAGTTCAGAAAGCAGAGCAGAGGCTCAAGGAGAAGAAAGAAAGTGTCCAAGAATCCATTAAGCGTCTACGCGCAAAGGTTTCGGCAGACACTGAACAGTAAGCTAAACAACGTCCCCAGCAGAGTTTATATAACTTTGCTGGGGCTTTTTGTTGCCTGTTCAGTGACTTTTCTAGGTGTAAATACCAACAAAGTAATCCCATCTGTAAAGATCTGTAAAAAAGCAACAGCAAATGAGCAGTTCACAAACTCAGTGCTAAGTCTACAACCATATGTTACTGACACTGAGGCTATACGCTCAATGGTTGCACACGCACTCACCTATCAGGATAGCCTTGGCAAGCTGCGTAACGCTGACTATAAGAGACAGCGATTTGCTGAAGTCCATGGTATCAAGGCTGAGGTAACACTGGCTGTAATACTACGTGAGTCACGTTTTAATCCAGGGTGTATTGGTGGGAGTGGTGAGGTTGGGTTGATGCAGATACTACCGTCAACCGCACGGAGTATCTGTCGTATGTTTGATATTGAGTACTCCTATGAACGTCTGAAGGATCCTGGCTATAACATAATGTTGGGGACTCTTTACCTGGAGTATAACATGGACAGGTACAATGATCTGTCTAGAGCTCTGGTTGCTTACAATGCAGGTAGGGCATATTGTAGATCCAATGCGTACAGCCGTGGTGTACTCAAGAACATGTCCTTGATATGCAACTAACAGATTCCTTATACACGTCTAGTGTAACTACTAATGGGGAAAGGCTTATGTGATACCTTACTTGCTGTTTTGATTTTGTCGCTTAGGCGGCTGGTAGCGGGGTTTGCTGATTTTCTAAAGTTGTAGTGGCAAAGGAGATATGACATGAGCAAAGTAGTTGATGCGCACATTGAACCACTTGGTAAGCAGAATCTAGCTGTCTTCAATGTACAGGACGCTGCTAGCAGGTTTGCTAGTGAGTACCCTAGTCCTGAGTGGTCTGCTTTCTATGGAGCTGGTCACAACTTTGATGCAGCTTTAGAGAATGCACTTGATGGTATTAACAGTAATGAGTACCAGAAAATCCAATTGACCAGACCAGACATCTACGATGATCTGGCCAAGCTTATTCCAAATGAAGGCATCAAGCAGAAGTTTGAAGTTCCTGTTGAGGTAATTAACTCAATTGATCAACAGGCTGATGCAATTAAAGCTTCAAATAATCAGGAAGCATTGTCTGATGTTCGCCATGCAGAGAGTCACCCAGAAGCAAAAGGCATGAGCATTGTAAACTACATCACAAATCTTGGTATCATCCCCAAGGAACAAGGTAACCTTGAAGATCCAGAAGTAGAGAGATCCATGAGAGTTACCCTGCGCAACTGGTTTAGAAACCCACGTAACAGTGCAGAAACATCAAAGGTTAGAGCCGGTCTTGTTGACATTGATGTTGTTCCAGAAACAGAGTCAAGCGTTGAAGCATTGGCTGATGGAGTAGTTAAGCTTATCTATAAGTACAAGGATTCATTGGTAGCTGGGAAGCAAGCTATTGAGCCATCACTGAAAGATGTTGGTAGCAAGCATACTCCTAATGTAGCGAAGATCCAGGGTAGATATGCTAAGAGTCTTGACACTAAGCCACTGTCCCACCAACCATTAGATGTTCAGAATGTAGTTCTCATCTTTGTTAAACTTCAGAACATCTCTGCAGGTGATACACCAGAGACAAGTAGGTTTGGAACTGGTGCACGTATGGATAGTGTGTACAGGATGGTTCGTAGTCTTGAAAGGCAGATGCTTAGCTAATGGCTCATCCAGGTACAATCCCTCTACCTAAAAGACTCATAGAAGCCATCCATTTGGTGACCGATATAGTGGTCGATGTTGTGGGTCAGGATTGTAAGCTATATCAGTACGTAAGTGAAGCTACAGATGACACTTACAACGAGGGAACTAAGCTGTTTGCTGATCCTGTCTCAACCAAGATGGTTACTATATGGAGCAAAGAACATCACAAGACAAAGAACCTTGGTGCAATGGTTGAAGATGGATTACCTATTCAGTGCAGGCTAAAGTTCGAAGACAGAGTTGATATAGGTAGCATCATAACTGTACCATACTTATTTTATCAAGGAGCACACCCAACATCTCAGGAGTATGGGTATGCTTTTGAAATAATTGATCGCAAGTTTTTTGGTCAGGACATGGAAGCCAGTGTTATCTATATCCTCAGTCCTGTCAGGGACTTCCAGAATATGCCAGCTGAAATGATAGCCGATATTTACGGGAGAGTGTAACCATGAATAATAAACAGATGATTGGTATGTTTAAATGTATTAGAGAAGATTCTATAACAGATGGTAGAAATTATACCTGGAACGAAGAATTAAATAATGGAGTAGCAAGAAAACAGGTTTTGTATTCGGATGACTCTGATATTATAACAGATGCAGAGTTTGATATGATAGGAGACGGGTATAGTGATGAAGTTTTTACGTACAACTTTGACACCAATCTAAGAACCATAAGCGTAGTAACATATGGGTATACAATGGATTATGAAAGCTTTAAGGGAAAGAGTGTTAAAGAACTTCATGATTTTGTGAAAAAAAACATTGGTTAGGAGAGTGTAACCATGTGGGAACGTGACGTAATTAAGAATCTAAGATTGTTCCAGGAAGAGGATGTGCTGTCCTATTCTCCCTCTAAAGTAACCCCACCTGAGCAGCAGATCACAGACACTGCCCCAGAGTCAGCCCCACCTATTGACTTTGTTCCCGAGTTCCTTGATGCAGGCAAAGCAAAGGAGCTTGGTTTCACTGAAGCAGATGCAGACCCAGAGCAGCTGCGTATGGGCATTGAAGTCGAAACTGAGCACACGTCTAATCCCTTGCTGGCTAAGAAGATAGCTTTGGATCACCTCGCTGAGATCAAAGATTATTATTCGCTTTTAAAGAATATGGAAGATGAAGCAAAGTCAAGGATGGCTCAACCGGAAACACCAAAACAATAGCTTTACTTATACAGTTAGTTAGCTAATTACTTTGGAGGACTACATATGAAAGATCAGAAGAAGGAATCAATGGACAGCATGCTTGATGGTATTCTAGCTGGTAAGAGTGTCCGTGAGGTCATCTCAACTCATTCAGCAGCCAGTGAGTCATTTACTAGCTCTGATGCAGTTCCAGCTGACACAGGCGAAGGCGTACAGAAGGGCTCACCAAGCCAGGGTGTCTCCAAGGTAACTGGTCATAAGATTGCTGCAAAGGGTAAGAAGAAAGACAAGAAGGGCACTGGCCTCAAGGCTACAAGCAAGTATGCCAAGACACGCTCAGAGAGTATGGCTGCAGTGCATCAGCGCGCCATTGAACTCTATGACGAAATTGACTCACTTGTTACCAAGGCACAGGGCAAGGCAAAAGAGATCCCTGGCTACAAGTATGACAAGCTACGCAAGCAGGTTCAGACTGGTGATGACAATATCAACAAGACTGAATCAACCAATCCTGATGGCGTTGGTGATGGTAAGCCAAAGATTGATCAGCCAGCTAAGGACTTCACTGGTGGGTCAGTTAAGAACGCTGACTCAGTTGCTGGTGCAAAGATCACAATGCATGGTGACACCAAGGTAACTGAGCCTTTCAAGGGTAACGTTAGTGGCGGTGGCAAAGAAGTGAAGCCACAGCTAGCAAGCTTCATCGGTGCAATCGTTAAGGTTCCTACAATTATGCAGGGTCTGGCTCATGTTGCTAAGGAAGACACTGACATGCAGGTTGCAGTTCGTAAGTGTCCTAAGTGCATGCGTCATATGAAGCAAGACAAGGTAACCGGCAATTTTTGGTGTGAGTGCGGCGAGAATCTAGAGATTGGCGCATCCTACGGTCCGGACTCAGCTATCGGCAAGAGCTAATTAGTGCAACTTATCCCTGCTGTCTTATATACTAGGACAGCAGGGTTTTTTATTGGTAGATAAAAAGATATAAGTCATTGATACGGGATAGTTTAATTTGGTAAAACGTCGGTCTCATACGCCGAAGACTCTGGATTCGATTTCCAGTCCCGTTACCATACACAACAACGAGTTAAGATAAAGAGCGTGAACAAAATGTATAACACGAATTGGAAAGATCCGTACAGAGCTAGCGACTATACACTACAAGAGTACAACAAGAATCCAAAGTTATGTGAGTTCTGCGGTAGGGCTATACCTATGAAACCTACTGACAAAATATCGCATATAAGAGCAAGAAAGTTCTGCTCTATAGGATGTTCTAAGGCTAAAGAAAAAAAACTTCTAGTTGATGAGTACCTAAAGAATCCTAAACACTGTATGTACTGTTCTAAACCAATAGATATAATTGGTGATAGTGTAAGTGCTACAAAGATTAAGAAATTTTGTAACAGCACATGTTTTGGTCTATATAATGCCAATAACATTAAGATGAAGTTCAAGGAGATTAAAAGAAAAAAGTGTTGTAGATGTGAAGCTGACATAACATACATGTATTCTGGTAAAAAAGAAAAGTACTGCAAAGAGTGTAGTGAAGAGGTAAAAAAAGAGAGGTACAAGATTAGGGTAGAAAAGAGAACATCTTTTGTTGACTTAACTATTCATGATGTTTTTTTACTATACTCAACTAGAGGAAGTGCGAGAGCTATGATTGATAACTATGCTAGGAAAGAGATAGTTAAGACGTACAAAGAGAAGAGGTGCTTGTTGTGTGGGTACACAAAATCAGTTGATGTATGTCATATAAAAGCAGTTGAGTCCTTTTCTGATAACTCTTTTATAAGTGAGGTTAACTCCTCCAGTAATTTAATATATCTTTGTCCTAATCATCATAGAGAACTAGATCGTGGTTTTATAGAGGCAGACTATGTAAGATGGGTTCAATCAGAAAATATCAGCACTAGTGGAGATAAATAATGGCCGAGGTCGAGCTTATAGAGAAGACGGATAGGGAGGTATATCTCCGTGTCTGTGATAGACTTGGGATAAACCAGAGCGATGCTTTTTTTCAACCAAAGGGCGTGGCGTACTTCACACGAACAGAAGATAAGTCAAGGGTATCAATGCCCTTTGCTAATCTCTGGCGTGAAGCTCCTCAGCTGCAAAATGAAATGAGGTACTCGCACTTCACAGCAATCGAAGGTTTCCCCTATGGAGAATTTGATGAGGCCACTGGAGCTGTCAAAGAAAGAATAGCCAAGCTTAAGTTGATCCCAGTAATGATTCCTTACACACTGGATTTCTGGTCAACTGATCGTCGTACCCAGAATACAGTGATCTCAAACTATATGTGGTGGTGGAAGTACGAACCCATTGTTGAGTTCACTGAGCATAATGTAATTGAGCAGAACTTTGGATTCAACATTACCTTCAGTGATCCCCAGGATGCCAGTGACATTGAGAGCAAGTACACCAAGGGTAAGGTTTACAGGACTACATTTAAGTTCATTGTAAATGGTGCACTTGCACGTGTAACTGATCCTGACTATGCAACCATCTTCTATGTCAAGGCACGTATCTATAATGAGGGTCTAGCATAATGGCTGACGATGTTTGGAGTGTAAACCAATCATATAACTGGGACATCATTATTGAGACCACTGATGGCGAGTTTCCCACCTACCCACCCGACGTTTACATATTAAGCGGGAATTCTTATAAATATGAAAGTACCATTTATGCAGTTGGTACTAACGTTTCTGTTAACACTTAGCTTAGGAGGATTATATGTACCTATTGATCAATAAGCACCGCACTTTGCCAGTGAGACTCAAGTTTGAAAATGGTGAAAACATTATTCTAAATTGTGGTAAACGTATGCAGTTAGAGGATATTACCAAGATTGTCAACCTTGACTCCATCCGTACCATGCTGCAGTACGTTTTCGTTGACACTCCAAAGGAAGAGAAAACTACGAATTCTCAATACACTCCAGGTGAAGATGAGAAGGTATCTCGTAAGAAGCGTGGAGGTAAGGAATAATGAGCTTTGGACATAGCGCATCAGTAACAATCACTGAAACTGATCTATCTGCTTCAATTCCTGCAGAGGGTGGTATTACTGCAGGCATCGTGTTCGATGCACCAAAGGGTTCACTTGACATCCAGGTTATTAAGAACAACCGGCAGTTCGAGGATGTCTATGGCACCCCAACAAGCATTGCACATTTCTCAGCACTTGCATATCTCCGTGGTGGCTCAGCACTTCTGTGCAAGCGTGTAGTTAACGGTGCGCTATATGGTGGTGTTGCAGTTAAGACAGAGACAAGTGGCTCTGCCAACACTGGCATTGTAGGTGTTGCTGATCCTGCCTCGTACAACTACAGCTCAAACGACTGTATGCTTGTAACCACACAGAATCCAAATGCCGAAGCTTATGCAGTTACCATCTCCTACAACCGTACTCTGTTTGGTCGTGGTAATGACACAGTTAACTCATTCACTCTACCACGCATGGCTGGCGACTATACCAACATCATCATTGAAGACTCAGGCAACACTGTTGACAGCCTAAGCTACAACATCAGTGGCAACATCATCACCTTCAATTACTCAGTGAATGATGGCCACGCATTGAATTGCATCTTTGATGAGTTCTACTTCACAGCATGGAAGAAGCTCGGCACCAACAACTATGCAATGGTTGATTCACCCTACTTCGTTTCACGCATCACCAACAAGAAGAGCGAAGCTGGCCGTAACATGTACATTGAGGAAGTAATTAACAACCAGAGTATTTATGTTCGCGTCTATGACAATCAGTTAATTGACGAGAACGTACTGCCAGCTGAGCAGCTAACTCCAGTTGACTTTACTGGTGGCACAAGCGGTAACAGTGTTACTTTCGGTGACGTGATTGACGGTTGGGATGCATTTGCAAACAAGAAGGCAGTCCCAGTTCGGTTGCTAATCAACGCAGGGTATGCAGCATTTGATGACACTTCAGTTCAGGTTAAGATGATTGAGATCGCAGAGCTCCGCAAGGATTGCGTTGCGGTTCTCGATATGCCACTGAAGGACAATGGTGATAGTATGTCAGTGCAGCAGATGACTGACTACTCACAGCTCACCCTTGCTTCAAGTTCAAGCTATGCATGTATTTACACAGACTATTGCAAAGTGTACGATTCATATGCAGACCGTGAACTCTGGGTTCCTCCATCAGGCTTTGCTGCAGACGTGATCAGCCGTACAATCACCCAGTCATTCCCATGGGAAGCACCTGCTGGGTTGCTCCGTGGCGGGATCAACTGCATTGAGCTGAAGACTGTATTCAGTGAGACCGACCCTGACACAGAGAATCAGTTGGATGATCTACAGGATGCACGTATCAATCCAATCGTACTGTTCCCTGGCTCAGGTAAGTTCATCTGGGGTCAGCGTACACTTCTAGGCGGCAGCAAAGCTACATCACGCTTGAATGTTAGAATGCTCATGCTAGGTATTGAGAGCTGGGTTGGTGCATATCTAGAAGGCGTTACCTTTGAGACCCACACTGCCAAGCTACGTGCAAGTGTCAAGAGTGGCATTGACAAGTACCTAGGCGGGATCAAGAACAAGGGTGGGCTATACGACTATCAGGTTAACTGTGATGCAACTAACAACACACCTGAGAGCATTGATCGTAATGAGCTCTATGTTGACATTCTAGTTAAGCCTGCACGTACTGTTGAATACATTAAGGCTAACTTCATCATTGGTTCGACTGGCGTAAGCTTCAGCGAACTACTGAGCCGGTAGGAGAGTTTAAATGGCAAAGAATAACAAAGGTCTAAACTTTATTCGTGGTCTTGCGAATCCAGCTAAGACCTTCCTGTGGTACCTGTACTTTCCACCCGCACAGACTGGTGCATTGAAGGGCCTATTCACTGATGCATTCACCTTTGTGGTTCATAACACTTCTATCCCAGGGGCAAGCGTTGACTTCATTGACGTTCCTTGGCAGGGTCAGATTGCACGTTATGCAGGCCGTCGTAACTACACCCACTCACTAGGCTTCCAGTGCATGGAAGTTGAGGAAGGCACAGTTGGTCGTACCCTCTATAGTTGGGCGCAGCTTTGCTCCTCACACTATGATGGTATGTGTCAGAACAGAAACAACGAGTACGCAATGGACATTCAGCTGATCTGTCTCAATGAGAATCGTGAGGCAGTGAACGTGTACAACCTGTATAATGCATGGCTACAGAACGTTGCTGATGTAGGTATGAACCAGAACCAGAATGGCCTAGTTATGTACAACTGCACCCTAGCCTATGACTACTGGGAAATGGGCACTGGCGATACCAACACTGGTCTTGTTCTCTTTGAAGCAACTGGTAAGGGCACACAGGCTTCACCAGTAGGCACCAAGGGTACAGATCGTGGCGATGGCCAGTCAACAGGCACTGAAGTAGGTAAGTACCTAACTGGTTACAACATCATCAATGGTAGCAATGCCAATGGTGGGACAGCAAGTAGCACAACTGGTAGTGCATTGTCCAATCTCCAGGAAGAGCTTAACAATGTAAATAACGTGGTGGATGCATTTAAGGACATTTGGAAAGATGTAACTACCGGCTGGTAACACACTATGCCAAAGCAAGCTAAATGGGAACAACCTATTACCGGCTCGTCCGGTAATAGGGCACCCTTTCGAAGTATCCTAAAAAACCTAGAACCTATCAATGCAGTACGTTGGAAGATGATCATTGATGATGTTGAAGAGGATAATGGTGTAAACATTGCTGTACAGAATGTTTCCTTTGCTCCGTTAGGTTTATCAAGCAAACCATTCTATATTGGTAACGGGTACTCCATCAAACTCCCTGATCAGCAGACTGTTCAAGATGTTGACATTACATTCCTTGAGACAAATGACAGATCTTTTTCAGCCCTTGCTTATATAAATGAATGGCTGAAGAAAGTTGTTGACCCTGTTACTGGTGTCTACAACCCTCCATCAGAGTACAAGAAGGAGAGCAAGCTTAAGTTCGTTGGTAACATTGAAGGTGTTGAGAAGGGTATTGTAGCTGAGATGGGCGGGATGTTCCCGCTATCAATAGGAACTATAAGGACAGATTATACACAGTCGAGACCAGTATCTTTCTCGGTACGGTTCTCATGTGATAACGTTAATTTCAATAGACCTTAAAGGAGAGTATATGGATTTCCCGTACACGATTGAACTGTCAGAGCTTCCATCTAAGGGCCTTGCTTATTCAGGTATTACCAAGATTCAAGGACGCTCTATTACTGTGCGGGAGGCTAAGATTCTCCGTACTATTCTCGACACCAAAGACTACTACCAGATAGCACTGACCTCCAACAGCATCCTCAATAACTGCTTCGACTTTGACTATAAGAAGCTGACATATGGGGACAAGTTCTTCCTGTTGATCTGGCTCCGTATGAATTCACTAGGTAAGAACTTCCTTGTGGATTACACCTGCAAGCACTGCAAGGAAAAGACCCAGGGGCTCAACGTTGATCTGTCACAGCTGACTGTCAAGCATATCAAGGAAGACTACACACATCCTATGGAGTTCCAGTTTGTAGAGAGCAATGGAGTGAAGCACTCCTTAATCCTTTCACTACACAACATTGAGGACGAGGAGAAGGTTATTAACTTCACTCGTGAAGCAGGTGTTGACCTGGAGATGGATGAGGATATTGTTGCTAGGTACGCCAGCACTGTTCGCGTTGTTGACGGCAGAGAAGTATCATTTGAAGAAGCTATTAAGCTGATGTCTGTTCTACCTGAGGGAAGTAAGGCTATCTCAATTATCCGTAGGTTCTTTGAGATCTATGACCACGGCATTGACTTCAACTATGAAATGGAATGCCCAAAGTGTAAGGAGTCGAGTTCCGTACTGGTCCCCTTTTGTACAAGCCTATTTATCGCACCTACCATCAGTGACTACGACTTTAGAGAATCAATTGTGGTTAAGTCAGAAAACAAACAATAGTATTATACACTCAGATATGATGGATATGTTTGAGTTTCTTAGGGTTATCGACATGATTGCGGAGAAGCAAGAAGATGGTGGACTCCAGTGATAAGAGGTCAGCTTCAGTATTAGATGAGGAAACCAGACGCAACATTGTCGAGCTTGGTGTACAGTACTCAGAGCTTGTAAAGAAGTTTGATGATATACTTGGTGTTCAGAAGAAGATCAAAGAGGAAGAAGAGAAAACCAAAGCAGAAGCAGAACGCAAGTCAAACCTAGCTACAATGGGAGTTGCAGCTGGTCTATCTCTGGCTGACCCATTGTTTGGCACAGCATACTTAGCTGGCAAGTTGATCAAGAAGGCCTTCTCAAAAGATGACCAGCTAGCACCAGCAGCACAGAATCCTCAGTCAAGCGCACGAGTAACAACTGACTATGGTCTAGCCAAGGAAGATGTCACACGGCTAGAGACAGCTCTTAACTATGCAAGGATGGACAATCCAACCTTTGTATCAGCTAAGACTCGCACTGCTTTGTCTATTGCTGGAACTCAAGAGCACTCACTACAACTCATATACACGGAGGTAGTTAAGCTTAAGGATGGAATGACCCAGGTTGATCCATCGAACACAGATACCTCATCTGTTGAGAGCAACAGCTTTCTTAGTGATGTAACTCCACAAAGTGAGCGTCATGATGCTGAGGATGAGAAACAGAAGAGTTCAGTAACTCGCTCTGTTGTTGTAACCATCCCTGAGAAACTACAAGCACTTATTGATTGCCACAAAGGTAAGAAAGAAAAGGACGAAGCTGCGTCAAAGGCTAGCCTTAGCACACTTGCACTAGGATTGATTGCAGGTGCTGGCATTGCTGCCGTTGGAGCAGGAGCTGCCATTGCTTCATCAGCTTATGACTTTTTTACTGAGGGCATACCAGCTGGCACAGTGACTGGTGGTACACAGGGAGCAGGAGAGTTTGACGCAGGTGATAGGCAGGCCCCTGTACCCCCACCATCTGGTTCAAGTGATCCATTAGAACCAATCCCAATGGTACCCACCTTCCACCCTGTAATGGCTGGAAGTAGCACAGCTTCAGATGCTATGCCTGTAAGAGGTAGCTCAACAGTACCTATTGCTGAAGAGGTGCCCGCGTCTTCAACATCCTCAGAGGGTAGGGTAACACCTACTCCAAGTGTGTACCCTGGGCAGTGGTATGTAACTGGTTTCAATGTAAACCTAAGAGCTATGCCAAACACCAGTGCTGCTATCTTGGATACCCTTAACAATGGGGATAAGATCAACCTTGTTAAGATGGTTAATGGTTGGGCGCATGTAATAGCTGAGTCAGGTCAAAGAGGATATATCTATGGTGACTTTGTAACCAATGACTGGAGCAAGGTTGAGTCCCGCATAACCCCGTCATCAAATGCTACTTCAAATGCACCAACACAGCCAGATGCTTCTGAGTCACGTGTTGTTACCTCAGGTGGTGGGGGTGAGCCAAACACAGAGATGAGCACTTGGCAGGATGTTAAGAGCTTCCTGAACTCCAGAGGATTTAACCCCAATATTACATCAACCACTGGTGGAGAGCACACAGCTGGGTCATACCACTATAGCGGCCATGGTCTTGACATTGGTAGTGGTAGCTATGGAGACAAGTACAGCCCAATACTGGGGAGAATCTTCCGTGAGCTTGAGCCTTTTGCAATAGGTCCTAACAGACAAATAGATGAGCTCATGTATAATCATATGCCTACCAACTGGGATAACGGTGCTCGTATTGGTCATATCTCAGGGCACTGGAATCACATTCACATTGGTGTTCGAAGAGGCGCAAGACCTTCAAGTATGCAGGCTGGCTCTGTAACCCACACTCAGATCCGTGGGGGTGGTGGTTCAGGACTAGCTGGTGGTGGCAGCATTGGGGCACTAGCTGGTGGAGGTTCATCACAATCCATTGAGACAAATACTGCGTCTGAGTCAAACTCCAGTCGTAGAATAGAGAAGAACTTGTTTCCAGAGGACATAAATAACCCAAGCATAATAATGCTCAATAGAGTACGATAAATGGCTAACACCGATGTTGTCAAGGCATTTAAAGACCTTGTAGCAGGGAACATGGAGTTTTCCTACCGTGTTGATATACTATATACCAATCTCAGGAAGCAACTAGAGAACAGGGTAGAACTAAATAATAGCGTAGCAAACTCACCTCAACAAGAGGACTCCTCTGTTGATCCAGTGTACATCCCTGAGAAATCCAAGGATCTATTCAATATCCTTGATAAGAGCTTCTCCCTGCTCAGTAGCCCATTCTACATGGCTAGGAGCTCGTATACAGGGGCTCTTATTGAGGGTACTCCAGAGAGATCACTCCTTAAGATACACTCCGTTTTAAGCTCAATAAACTCAGGCAGACGTGGTTCCAGGGGTATGCTAAGTGACACCACTCCGTATAGTGAGAAGCTCATGCTTGATGAAGAGCTGCGCGAGGACTCAATTGAGGAAGCAACTGTTGATACTATCCCAGGTTTACTTGACCAGCTACTTGAGGTGTGTAGCACTGATGATGTAAAATCAAGTAAAAGAGACAGAGAAGAGCAGGAAGAAATAGACACACAAGATTCTAATGACACCAATAGTTCTATGTGGGACTATATTAAAGAGATATTTGAGTGGGAAATAATCAGGAGAATCTTTAAGGTAGTTCAGGCTTTTGGGTATAGAGCACTTAGAGTTGTGTATGTTTTGACAAGAAACTTTGGGAGAAATGCCGGGCTTAAACTTATTGAATTCCTTGAGAAAGTTCTTGTGAACTCAAGAGCCATTAACTTTAGTGCTATAGCAAGATATGCAACTAAGAAGTTTAATATAGTTATACCTGGTATTGGGTCAGCTATTGCAGGTTCATCTGGAGCAGCACTAAAGGTTGCAAGATTTATACTGTCTTGGCCAGTTGCTGTAATTGTGGATGTATTACTCAATGCTGAATCATTGGCCACCACAAGTAATGAGGAGGATGTCACAAGGGATATTCTACAGAATAATCCTTATCTTAGATCTAGAAATGTTACACTGCAACAGTATATGTCGTCTATATCTGGGCAGGAGAGTGGTGGTAACTCCTCTGCAATAAACACAAGAACTGGGGCGCATGGTTTATTTCAAATAATGCCTGCTAATTGGCCTGAGTGGTCGAGGGAAGCTGGTTTACCAGCGAACTCCCCTAGAACTCCAGCTAATCAAAATAGGGTTGCTAGATTTAAAATGGGTCAGTACTTTAATAGATACCATGATTGGGATATGGTGTCTATAGCTTGGTATGCTGGCAGTGCAGCAGCTGACTACGCAGCAGTACATACTGGATGGAGGTCAGAGAGAAGATTTACCAGGAACCAGGGAAATGGCAATGAACCCTCTATAGTTCAGTATGTTGATCAAGTTAGATCCAGGTACTCTAGCCAGTCTGGGGATTCAATGTCATCTCTAAGTCCAACATTCTCAGAGTACCCCGGTATGCCATTGCTGCAGCCAGATATGCCGCAGAGCTCAAGTTCTTTAACCATAAAGAATAACACAGAAGTAGTTAATAATTCTGATATTTTTATAGACTATGATGATAGCACAATAGTCTTTGTTAACTGAGGCGACTAATGGGACTACAGACAGCAAATAAAAGTTCAGTTTTTGGTGCAGACAATTCAGAGACAAGAAATGCTGGAAAAGGTGTAACCTTATTTTTCAGGAACATAGATGGTTTTGAAGATGTTGATCAATGGGGTAAGCGTATATCAAATAGCACAATGGAATCTACAGAGTACGTTAAGCTCCAAGCCTACCTCCCACAAGAGTTTTCATTTGGAACGTCCTCAAGTTATACTCAGTCAGCTCTAAACCTAGCTAGCACAGTGCTTAGTGCACTTACTGGTAAAGAGGTTAATACTGGAGTTGGCAATGCTTTATTTGGTTGGACAACTCCTTACTTTGGAAGAGGGATTTACACAAAAACAGGGCCGAGTTATTATCTTACACGCAGAGTTTTTACTGGATCTGCTCCTATGGATATAACTTTACCTCTTCAGTTTTTCACAAAGACTGATCCTTACTGGGATGTTTATAGACCAATACAGCTTTTAAATATGATAACATCCCCTCCTATAAGTGCTTCAAGAATACTGCAGGATCCGCTTACGTCAACTGCACTTGGCGGTGAGGCCATAACAATAAGTCCTATTGATTTTTATGTTCAGATAGCAGACTACTTTACATTTGCTGACATTGTTCCTATATCTGTGCGAAGCACTTTCTCGACCACACTTTGCAAGTCTGCATTCCTTGAGAGTGCTGGAGAGTCCAGTAGTAGTGCTGCTCTACCACAAAGTGCAACTTGCTCGTTTACATTTGGTACTAGAAATGCAGTTATCCGTGAGTACGCACGAGATATATTTGGTAAAAAACAAAAGAGCCCATTTCCAGGTGAGCGTATTCTACCTACAGTTGCACAGGCTAAGGAGCAGGCGACAAATATAAGTAACAGCGTAGAAGATATGAAGAAGGACTATACGAGTGCAATAGAAGTTGCTACTCGTATTTTTAAAGGAGTTCTTTAGAAATGAATGAATATGGGAGAGACCGATTTTACTCTAGGGTGAAGGTTGACGAATTCTGGGAGAGGGATTACCTATACAACCCAATTAATAACTTGTCCTATGATTTTCTAAACATACAGATCTATAAGGTTAAGCAAGAAGATCTGTCTGCTCCTGATAGAATAGCTAGAGAGGTTTACGGAACTGAATATTTATGGTGGTACCTTTGTTTAGTGAATGGTATTGTAGACCCATTTGAGAATCTGTACTCAGGGCTTGAGCTGATAGTTCCTGATATTGATAATGTATATAAGTTCTTTAATCTATACAGGGTAAGCACATAATGCAAGGTATCTTTGGGCAGTACGCAATATCAATATATGTTGAGGGAAATCCATTACCACTCAATACGCACAACCTTGAGAAAATGTATCTTGTTGAGTCAATAAATAATTTCCTTCCAACACTTCATCTAGAGTACCTTGATAACAATAATATTTTTGATCAACAGTACCCTCTTCTTGGAGATGACAATGTTGAGTTATACATTGGTCAGAATACTCCTGACATAGCTACTGAGGGTCAGTTTATAAATGGTGTTAGATTCTTAGTTTACAACTTTAAGGTTACTCCGTCCCATATTAAAGATGCATACCTATATCATATTGACTGTGTTCATATTGCACAGGATGGAATGTTCCAGCCAGCTATAACAAGGGCATTCAGAAGCAAGACCAGCTCCGAAGTGTTTCAGAATATCATTGCTGACATGGGCTTTGAGACCGGCGATGTAGAGTCAACTGATGACCGGCAGACCTGGATCCAAGCTAGCTGGGACAATGCTACAATGATTCGCCATCTCATCTCTAACGCCAGAGCCATCCAGGATCGCACTGGGCTGCTCTGTTATGGCAATAGAGACAGCAAGTTCTCGTACTGCACCTATGAGCACCTTATCAAGAAGCAGCCCACAGCGAGGCTCTCATACGCCATAGACGTGCGTTCTGTGCAGGTGGCAGGCATTGACTCAGAGAATGACACCATGAGCTCCTACCTGTCTGGGGCTAGTGGTGCAACAGCTCAGTACTTTGATTACTCAAAGAAGCAGTTCAAGACTGAGCCATTCGACATAACAGATTGTTCACGAAGAGATACTTTGCCCGACTCAATCATCCGCAGAGAGCGTCTCAAGGGTGATAATATCTCCGTATACTTTGGTACCAATACAGATAACAGTTACAAGGGTAGACATGAAGCATACGTTAAGAATATTATTTCTGGAAGTTTCACTGGAATGCAGAAGATTTCGTGCTTGTCAGAGACCCTTTCCAATATACATATAGGAGACGTGGTTGACTTCAGTATTCCATTTGATAGCTCATCTGCAATTAACAAAGGTAGCGCAGGACTCTGGGTTGTATACGCAATCAACACAGCTATCAAGGATCGTGTCTATCGTCGCTACACACTCACTAGGTCATGCATAAACCCAAGTGAGGAAAAGGTTAAGAGAAATAACTTGGTGACTCTATGAGCAAAGTATATACAGTTAAGCGTAAAGAAGATCGTTACTGGGGGAACTACAGGGGAGAAGTGGTAGCTGTTGATGATCCACTTAAAGCCTGTAGAGCCCGTGTTCGTATTCACCCTGCCTTCACTGAAGTCCCTAAGGATGATATTCCATGGGCTGTCACAGCTGCACCACTCTTCTTTGGTGTAGGACAGGATCAGGGAGTAATAGCTGTTCCACCAGTTGGCTCATGGGTATGGTGCTTCTTTGAGAACGGTGACATCTATCAGCCAGTGTACTTTGCATCTGCTCCAGCCATGGAGAACAATGTGCCTGATGGTCCACTGCGTGGTCGTGGCGAGACAGATGACATTGCTGACGATATGGAAGCAACAAAGATTGATGCTGGAGATTGGTCGGAACCCTCAGTCCCAGTGGGTACAGTTTATCCAAAGTCAACAGTAGCAAAGAATAGCGGCGGGTTCCTATTTGAGATGGATGAAACCCCTGGGGACAGGAAGCTAGTGATTCGTCATCCATCCGGTAGCCGCATTGTAATGAACGAGGATGGTGACATTATCCTCCATGCAGCTGGTGATCTATACTCACTAGCTGAAGCTGATTCCTACGAGTACGCAGGTGCAAGCAGGCAGACAAAGATAGAAGCGTCTGATACCACCAAGGCTGTTGATATTACCTCTGAAGCATCAGCAACTAATAACGTTACTGGAGTAGCTGGAATCAATGTTACCAGCTCAGGGGTACTTGCTCTGCAGGTTGCCAGCATTTCATTCTTTGGTGGATCTGCTACCATTGCAGGACCTATCACACTTAATATTACAGATGCTCTGAATATCACAGCTACAGCAATGAACTTCAATAGTGGTACCAAGGGAGTGGCAAGAATTGACGACGCTACTGGTCCGCAAATAGGTGGGGCACCTGCGCACTACCATCTTATACAGGGTGGAAGTTCCACTATTTTAATGGGGTAAGGTGATGGAAGATAACTATTTAGAAGATTGTGAGCTCGGGGTTGACAACACTCCACGCAGAGAATCAGCTTGGTATGCACATCTGGAAGGTATGCCAACCATAAAGGAGCATGTATCAGAAGCTGCCCGTGATCTTGTAGATACCTATTTTGGTGATTGGGATAACAAGATAGAGGACATTACCATCTCTGATAATTATCTAAATGGCTCTAATACAATAACCTTAACTGTGTACTTTAATCTTGGTGAGGAAGGGTTGGAACTCATTTCAGACGTTGCAGCAAAGATTGATCTTGTTCCATACTTTGATGGTGCTAATGCAGAGCTATATATAAAGAGTTCCTTATACACTGAATATGACACAGAGAAGTCAATTACTACATATTCAGTACTCAGTGACTCCTGGCTTAAAACACCAGACGAGATGATTTAGAGGTACTAATGGCAACAGTAGATGAAGTAAAAGGATTAATGCAGTACTCCGATGTCAACAACACTCTCTCCACGGGTATTGATGGTAATATTACTATCGCCTATGGAGTTGATGCTGTCAAGGGTAGCGTTGTAAATATTCTGTCCACTATGCGTGGTGAACGCCCTATGCTCCGTGACTTTGGTGCGTCACTTCGCTCACTTCTATTTGAAGCAGCTGATGAAAAACTGAAGACTGTTGTTATCTCTATGATTCAGAAAGAGATAGCTAAGTGGGATCCTCGCCCACGCATTGATGACATTGTAGTTGACATTGATCCAGATGGACACTCAATGAACATGAAGATTGCCTGCACTGTTATTATGACCGGCGCACAATTTGTAGCAGAAGTTTCTCTCTAGGAGATAGATAATGCCTAACATCCCATATAGTGAATTCAGCTTTGATAATCTAGTAAAGAACCTATCTAACCAGTTGGCTAAAGAGCCCACATGGACTGATGCTTATCGCAGTAGCACTGGTCAGACACTCATTGAACTGTTTGCCTATGTTGGCGATGTCATGCATTACTCTCTTGAACGTGCAATTGAGGAGAGCTACTTAGACACAGCTCGCCTTGAGTCATCCATTGTTCGTGCAGCAAAGCTTCTGAACTACCAGCCACAGCGGCGTGTATCAGCAAGCTGCACAGTTCGTTTTACTCTGCCAGCTGCACATGGGTATAACATTATTATCCCACGTGGAACAGTTGTAACTGATGACGAGAATAGCCTAAAGTTTATTGTCAATGAAGACACCTCAATCAATGCAGGTGAGACATTTAAAGACATCAATTGCGTTGAGGGTAGCCTGTATGAAGTTCAGATCACAAGTTCAGGTCAGGCTAGTCAGTCCTATGTTCTTGAGAGCACAGTAATTGAGAACACTGGTGTTCGCCTGTACGTAACACATGGCAGTGCAGACACAGCATGGGAACTGGTTGATGCTCTACTACCCACTGCAACAAAGGAAGGGATTCAGTTCCAGGCGTTTGAGGTAAATGAGCTCCCCAATAAGTATCTCCTAGTCAAGCTTGGTGACGGAGACTTCGGCCAGATTCCAGAGCAGGGTGATACCATCACTATTGAGTACCTAGTGTCCAAGGGTCTTGAGGGCAACATTGCATCAACTGGTGTCCTGACACGTATTGTCAATGCCATCTATGACAGCACTGGAGCAATCTATGCACAGCTAACCTGCTCCAATGTTACTCCTGCAACAGGTGGTATTGAGCGTGAAACAGCAGCTGATATTAAGTCACTGGCTCCACTTGTGTTCCAGACTGGTGACCGTGCAGTTACCAAGCTTGACCATGAGGCACTGTTGAAGCTTGATACCAGTGTGGACAAGGTTTATATTGAGGCAGAGCGTGACCTGTTCCCACCTAACTATGACATGTTCAATCGTGTAAATATCTATCTGCTCCGCAAGCTTGACAACACGGGAGTTCCACAGGCTGTTACAGATGAGTGGTTGTTTGGTTCGTCAACTGATGCCAGTATGACTAAGCCAGACAAGGGAACTCTTCTGGGTAACCTTTATGACAAGGGTATGATCTCAATCCGCTATGAAGCATATGAGGGAACGATTATTAAGTTTGACGTTGACATGAATGCATATGTGCGCTATGGTCAGGATCTAACCATTGCACGTACTAATGTTGAGACTGCCTTGCGTGATGCATTGTCATACGATGCAGCTGAACTTAACCAGGATATCATTCGCTCAGTTGTTACCAGCCAGGCTAATCTAGCTTCTGGCATTACCTACACTGAAGTTGACATGAAGGTGTACTCGCCTGTAACTGTAACTTCAGGCAATGTATCTTCGTTCACCCTGCCACTACTCCCAGTAGCAAAGAGCAATTTCTACCTGTACGTAAATGGGGTTATGGTTGGTAAGGATGATGGGGCTGGTAGCATTGTTACAGCTGGTGAGTACCTGTCAGTTACTCCTCATCCTTACACAGTTAATTCTGGCAACATTGATTATGTCACAGGTGTTATCAATGCAATGTTTGCAACACCAATCCCAAGTGGTAACACTGTCTCAGCAAAGTACAAGCAGAGTCGTGAGCAAGTAAAGACCATTAAGAACTCACTGTTGAGTGTTCCATACACCCACCAGATCGTTGACTACAACACCTATGTCCCCATTGTCCCAGGGTCATTGGTGATTAGCGCAGATGGTACTCCTATTGCACAGGATGACTACTCAGGTAATGTTATCACCTATAATGGTTCACTTTCATCCCGCTATTCAGTTGACACAGGCACTGGCGATAATGATATCAACTACACCACAGGCACTATTCAGGCTTATGTTAACTACAATGGTAGCACCCCAACTGATGATATCCCAACCCGTGCAGTGTTCACTATTGAGTACGCTCAGAGTATTCCAAGTGATGACATTACGGTTGGTCCTACTCAGTGTGCTGTTCTCAATAATATTTATACCACTATGAAGTACATTGGGGAGTAGGGGAAATGTCAGAACAGGATCTTACCTTTAACCACATAACCACACCTATTACATACAACACTTATTCAATTGATGACCTTGCTTCCACAAGTAGTAAGTCTATTGTGTGGATTACTGACAAGGTCGAGAACTTCCTCCGTGAGTACGAGGAGAAGCGCACCAACACTTCCTATGAGACTGTTAACTACACTGTAACTACTTCAAACACAGCAGTGATGTTCCTCAAGGATCCAGCGGTTACAGAGCAGAACTTCACAGAAGAGTACATCACATTCTCTGCAAATACCTCAACAAATGTTCTCAGTGTCAATCTGGTAACCAGCGCAGGAGATATTGTCACAACTCTCCTTGACGTTGATGACTACCTACGTGACGAGGATAGCCGCTATGAGATCACCTTCGCTGACAGAACTGCTGAGAATGTGTACACCCTTAAGGTTCGTTCATTTGAGCCAACAGGAACTATCCAGTCACTAACTGTTAACCTTGATGAGACAGCGGAGATTTACACCACCCCAACCGTTAATACTATTGACAGAACAGTTAACACGTACACCATGAATTCACTGGGTGTACAGCGCATCTCCTCATTGTCAGCTGTCAACCTGAGTCTCTTGTTCCCAGAGAAGTTCCGCATCCTTCCTGAGGTTCAGGATTTCATTAGGATCATGGAGCGTATCTACTTTGAGATCAAACAGAAATCTGAGGGAGTTATCCTGGCTAAAGACCCAGATAATTTTCCTATCCAGTACGCTTCTGACTTTGCTAATTATATTGGGCTTAACATTAATGACCTAGCACAGATGACACAGGGCTCAGTTCGGCAGCAGATTGCGTATGCTACTGAGTGGTACAAGATTAAGGGCACAGAGCTATCACTAGACACATACATGGCTACCGTTGGCTTGCTTAAGGAAATCATTCCCCTTTGGACAAGCACTTATACTGTTGATGACCTTGTTCCATATGAGGATCTCGACAAGACACACATTAACCATCCTTCATATAACACCCCACATGTCATCCTTGAGTTTGCTCATAAGGGTGGAGTGACAACTGAGCAGCTATTGCAGAATGCAGCAAAGTCAGTTGACAGTATCATCCCTGTTAACATTGTTGCTGATCGTGAGTTCGGTATCTATCCTGATTCAATTGATCCAGATGATAGCATTGATCCATTCTCTCGTGTATCAGATCATGTTGATTTCTACAGGGCAGACAGAACTCTTGTTGCTGGTAACTATGGTGTGTTTCAGACAGCCAATACTATTATCACAGGTAATGGAGAAGCGTCATCTGAAGTTGCTGATCACCCAGTGTCAGCCGCATTTGATGGAGACCAGCTAACCTACTGGCAAGCATCTCTTACGTACACTACCAATGCAACCATTGGTATATCCAATAACACAGCACAACCACCACTTAAGAGTTTTGTGTACACTGCAAAGCACCCATGGACAAGCTTTAACATGTATGGGGAAGCAACCGGATCAAGCCCAGTTGTTTTGTACTCAGGTGTTAACTCTGTAATTAACACTCCAGTGACAGTCATAGTAAATGATACTAACTGGTATAACAAGTACTACATGGAAATTAGTGGCAATGTAGCTCTTCAGTCTTTGTCTGAACTTAAATTTAATGGTGGAGCTTTCTCCAAGTTATCTGTTAGTACATCAACAATAACTGAAGCATTATATGTAGTTTCTAACAGTACTGCAGCAGGACCAGACTTTGTAGCACATGATGAAACAATGGTGTCCACTATTGTAACCCCAACTGGATTTAAGAATGTTCGTTGCGTGGAGTATGGAAACGGTATGTGGGTAGCTGGTATGGAGAGTCCATCTAACACACTAGCGTACTCCTATGATGGTATTAACTGGACTGGTCTTGGAAGCACTATATTCACTGCACACTGTAATTTTGTTAAGTACGGCGGTGGTATGTGGGTAGCAGCTGGTACTGGAACAAATAATGTTGCATACTCTAATGATGGTATTAACTGGACTGGTATAAATACAGCAACACTCTATTTGGAGGCTACTCAAGTAGCTTACGGTGGAACAAGTGGGTGGATGATTGCAAGCCCAGGAAAAATATCATGGTCTCCTGATGGTATAAACTGGACAAATGTTAAGACAACTGCATATGCACAGAATGAATCAATTGGTTTCAGTCCTACATCAGGAGTTGGGTTAGGTCGTTGGTTGCACGGTAACAGAGAAGGTTTTGCAATGGGTTACTCTGATGACAATGGAGCTTCATGGAGCTCAGTTGTAGGTGTACCACTGAATTACACACATGTGCGAGGGTACCTAAATGGTAGGTGGGTTGTTGCTGTAGGAAGTTCCGGTGGTGCATTCATTAACCCAACCAGGTGTATTCTGTGGTCAGATGATGAATGGGCTACGTACCACTCCATCCCGAATGATCCAGGTGGTGGCCTATGGTTATTACTTAGTGACATTAAGTATATAACTACAGGAACTATGGCATCCAAGTATCTTCTTGTTGGGTATATCTGTGTAAGCCCAGCTACTGGAAGAATAGCTGGTACTGAATGTATGTGGTACGCGGATACGTTAACAGACAGTCTATCTTGTTTGGTTGGTATGGGCAAGCAGTCAACTCCAGGAACACTAACACAGATAGCTGAGAATACAGACTTTGTTACCCCAACACCATCCGCTAATCCAGTTAAGTCCTATGTCAGCACACAGGTTTATCCATCAGTTAATAGCCTAGCGTATGATGGGAACACTAGCACATCCTGGGTTGGTGCTAACTATTACAGAGATTTCCTTGGTATCTCTAGTAACTCAGTACTACCTAAGGTTTCAAGAATACGCCTCTACCCAACAACAGCATTTGGTGGGTACGAAGTAGTGGACAATACTGGCTTAACCACAAACGTTGTTGCTTCTGGAACTGTTAATTCAGCTGGGGTATGGTATGACATAGATATCCCTTCGTACACATATAACATTAACTCAATAGCTCTGTCTCCTATCATGAGTGCTAACATAGCTGAGATAGAATTTTATCAGTACAATGATCTACTGATTTCTGGAACACCTAAAGCATCAAGTGCAGTTATTGGTCACCCAGCATCATATGCATTTGATAACAATGATAGCACTTGGTGGGAAGGTACAAACTCAATCAACTCAACTATTGGTATCTCAGCTAATGATGTTCAGTACGTCAATGCAGTTGAGTTTAAGGCTCATGAAGCATTTGGCCCTTACACAATCATTGGTAGCTCAAACTCAGCCATGGAAACTCTCTATGCTGGTACGTGCAATACCACATCATGGCAGACAATTACTTTCAATGCACTTGGCAGCTACAATGAGTTCTATCTAGACATCCCACAGAATGCCATTGGTCAGGGCATTGATGAGCTCCGCTTTATCAACCAACAGGTCATTGATGACTCAGCCTACACCTGCCCACCATGTGCATACTCAGTTAATGACATGAACCAGCCAGTGTATATGAAGGCTGCAATGCTTGACCTAACTGTTCCATCCAATATCCGCAGAGCATCATGGACAGATATTCCTGGGACAATAGTGTACACCAAGGGTAATCTTGATAAGCCACTGTACAACCGCAATGCACTAAACTATGGTAGGTATCATCAGGCCCAGTCAATCATCGACAACAAGATTGATTTCACTCCAACCACCAATGATCATAATGGTGAGTACTTCAATACCATCGGGTACTTCACTGAAGATGATGACCTGTTCTACACCTCACAGTTTGAGGGTAAGGTTCAGGTTAGTGGTGACGTTAACATGATGGCAATGTCAGATCATATGGCAATGTTCGCCAGCGCACTTAAGGATGAGATCGGATCTTGCAATAATGCTGGTGATGTTAAGTACATTAATGCCAAGACTGTGGCTAAGATCAGAACTCTTGGAACAGCAGCTTGTGTGTGCAATGGTGGTATTGTTGATCCAAATACCCATGGTATCACATACTACAAACTTGGCTACGAAACTGATGGTGTTGCAATTAATACCAATATGACTGATGTTAACAACCCATTCTTTGATAGCAGGTACAGCTCTGACCCAGTTAATCTGTCAGTTGTTTACAATCCAACTGCCAATACACTGGCTATACAGTCAGACTTATTTATACCATCTATTAGTGGTAACTTGGTTAACGAGGTGGGTTACTTCTCAGCAAATACATTGCTCTGTATCACTCGTTTTAGCATGACAGACAAATGTCGTAAGTCAAATTACGGTAAATATTTAGGCTGCACAATCAGCCTTTAGGAGAATGATAAATGACAGTAAGCTATGGGACAAGCGTAAATCAAGGTAACCAGAATGTTGGGGTTCACTTCAGGGCAGCTGTAGCTCCTGAGACTTGGAACGTTCCTCATTCTGGCACTACTCCTATGGGTATCTATGGTGGTTGTACTCTGTCAGCCAACGGAACCAACGCAGTTGTTCAGCCTGGTATGTTTGTGTTCTGGGCTGACGATGTAGCTCACCCTGGAACCACACAGTACATACGCTGCAGTGCAAACTCAAGCACCACTGTAGCAGTGGTCGATGGTGACTACGTTATAGCTCGTTATAAGTATCAGGACATTGAGGGTTGGTACGCAGCCATTGGTGTTGAGACATCATATAACAGTGCGGATACCAGTGAGATCTGCTTTGGTCGTGTGAGCTATAATGGCCCAACAATGGAGTTTGATTACTCAGAGCGCACCGGCACTGGTAAGCATATCCGTGTAAACAATCAGGATCTAACTTCAGGATACCTCGAAGACAAGCTACGCACCATTATGCCAGCTGGTAGAATTGAGCCATACGGAGGCGTTACCTGCCCCACTTATTACCTAGTGTGCGACGGTGATCTCTACAGTATCAATGACTACCCAGAGCTGTACGCTTCAATTGGCAACACATGGGGATCAACCAATGCAACCAACTTTGCTGTTCCAGATCTACGTGGTCGTGTTATTGTAGGCTCAGGAACTCATATGGATAGCCGGTTCATCTCAAGGACATTCACACTTGGTGAGACTGACACTCCTGGCATCTCTTCACGTGAGTCATATAACGGTGAGTACATGCACCAGATTACACAGGATGAGATGGCTAATCACACCCATGTAGGAGCTTTTATTACCGGCTCACTATACAGGGAAACACAGACAGCCAACCCATTCAGCTATGCACCAGAGAACATCAGTCTAAATGGTGTTGGTAATGATATGCCACACAATAACATGCAGCCATATGCAGCAATGAATTACATCATCTTTGCTGGTATTTCTGCAGCTGGTGGCGGCGGCACACCTGCTCCAGTAACTCAGGTTCTTACCTCAATCACAATCTCCCCATCCACATACTCAGCAAACGTAGCTGAGAGCAAGGTCTACGAGGTTGTTGCATATGACCAGTTCAGTAACGTTATGTCTGGAGTTTCAGTGTACTTCAGCTCAAATGATTACGCTGTTGCATCGGTTAATCTGACTCCAGTGGTAACAGCTGCAAATGGTAAGTCACAGGCAACAGTGGTTGCAGTTGAGACTGGTAACACAATGATCAACATCAGCACCAATGTGCTATCAACAAACTCAGCACTCACAGTTAATAAGTACCTTATCTCAACCAGCTTTGATGGTAATGGTTCAATCGTACCAGAGTATGCTAAGCTGAGCCCAGGTGCAGGATACACATTTAACTTCTTCCCCAATGATTCGGATACACTTCTGAACGTTTCAGTTAATGGGGTATCAGTTAATATGCAGACTTCGTACAACTACACCTTCAACAATGTCACAGCCAACCAGTCCCTGCATGCAGTGTTCAGCGCAATCTAGTACTAGATAGACTAAGGGCAGCTGAGTTAATTCTCAGCTGCCCTTTTATATTTCCTATTCTTGCCACCTATTGAGATAATTCTGAGCACTTCAGTGCTGGGTTCGTCTAGTTGAGTAGGTCACCGAAGTCAACGCTTGTAGGGTTAACTGAGATCTCTGAACCAACACGGCTGTACCTAGGATCAAAATTAATTATGCATGGGTCCGTCATGGTCTCCCCAAAGCGGTTCTTAGCCAGGAATACAAGGCACTCATTGTTCTCCTTGAGTACATTGTTCTTCCACAGGAAGAATACATAGGATGGGGTACGGGCTAGCTCATTGAACTGTGCTAGTGCAGTGAGCTGAGCCCTGCCCTCGTTAGCATCCATGTACTTCTGGCCTTCTTTGTTAAGCTGTGACAGAAGCATGCAGTGACATTGACGACCCTGGCCATCCATATTTTCAGCTAAGTTCTTTATCTGCTGGATATAGTAGTTAGCTGGGTCAATGTTCTTCATCTTGTAGATTTCAGCAGGGTGACCAATATAGTTTAGCATCTGAATATAGTCAACAATAATCAGGTCAGGTTTAAATGGAAGCTTAGAGATAGCAGCTCGCATACCGTAGTCAGTGAATGACCTGAAGAATTGACTGCCAACTATCTCAATCTTACCATAGTCAGAGCACTCACGCAAGTCCTCGTCTACCACATCAAATAGGAATTCTTCTTCCTCGGGTGACAACTCTGAGTGTTGAATCCTGCTGAACTCAATTGGATCCCCTGCGTTCTTAAACTTCTCATGCTGGGAATGACGTGATAGAATACTGAATAAGATCTGCTCACGTGGCATTTCAAGAGATACAAATAGAACGTTATATCCCAGCTGCACAGCATTAGTATATAGGACTGACTTGGCTACGGTTGTTTTACCGAAACCGGAGGGAGCAGCTATTACTGAAATTGTACCCATCTCAAAGGAGTAAACAAGATTATCAATGGGTTCCAGGCCAGTTAGAATACCACGTGACCTGTTCTTCCTCTCCTCGTATAACTGCTTTGCTGGAGTTAGTTCCTGATCCGCATCTGTTGAAGCATTGTACTTGGTCATTACCAGAGACAGCTTATCCATCAAGTCAGCTGTCTCTTCTGTATCCTTGGTCTTTGCCAGTGCATCCTGGATCTCTGCTGCTACCTCTTTGGTGAGAGCGTTGGTATGCTCTTTCTCAATTAGGTTAATGATCTCAGGTGCGGAGGGAATAATGTCTGGCTTATCATACTCCTGAAGAAACGAGTAGTATTCTACGTAATGCTCATAAGATGGTACTTCACCTGTCTCTGTTAGTGCCTTGAGAATGTTCGGAATAATCTGGAATGGTTCATTACCACGCCAGATAGAGCACAAGCGATTACAGACATTGATCTTGTTCTCCAGAGAATCTTCACGATCAAACAAGTAAGCATATATTAGGTTAACATTCTGATTCATCAGTAGAGTCTTTCCTTAAACCGAATAGTCCATGTCTAAGTATACTAATAGCCTTGTCAAATTTGATCTCGTGGAACTCGCACTTACTTAGATACTTCTTAACTTCAGGTAGGTCAATATTTAATGAGCTCGAATGAAACCACGTTGTAGTGCCATCTGAGAGACGCTTCATCAAGAGCTGGTTGATCAGTTCTTCCTGACGCTTGTTCTTAAACTCTCCCTGCCCATAGGTTAACGCAAGGTGAGGCACATTAATCTGGTGTAGATTACTGAATCCCTGGTGAGCTTCATCCTCAAAGGCAACGTACACCAGCTCAAACACATTCATCTTTACATATGGCTTTGGATATATTAGGGATAGAGCGTAGCCCATTGCTCCATTCTGTTCCCTAAGTGTAACAGTTGAGTCGAACATAAAAACAATGTTATTAACTAAACCGAACTCTGCATGGGCTTTATCTATTTTTTCTCGTATCCAATCTGCTGGCATGGACATTGATCCATACCGTGTGACGTACTCCTTGATCTTTGCTTTCTTCACACAGAAGCATTCAACGTTGATTCCATTGAGAACTGTTACCTTGGAATCATTACATAGTTTACATTTAGGTTCCTTCTTGGCAACCTTAGGGATCTTTACTTTCTTGACCGCCACAGTAGATCCTTTCTCATTTTTATAATTGCATCTCGTGTAATCTCGCCCTCATCGGGCAACGGTTCAGCCTTGCCACTAAGTACCTTAAGAACAACACTCGAGAACAGTTTGATTAAGTTAAGTTTATACTCATCAATGGTGTTAGTCACTGAGAATATAGTAACCTTAAACTTATCAAATGCACTGCTCTCTCTTGTTATTCTACCCACAGTCTGTATAAAACTTCCAATGCTAAATGGCAATCCATAGAAAATAATTTCATCTGTCTTGTCAAAGTTGAGACTCATACCACCGGCATCAGTGATGATAACCACATCCCCAACCTTATGCTCATCCGCTATGTATCCCCTGTCCTCACCCTTGCTACTGCCATTGATGTACAATACATTCTTGTACTTACCCC